TCCAACAATCTATTCTATCTGAGAATATATAAACCTTTTTCGGTGGATGATTCTTAAATAAATTTTCGTATCTGCTTTGACTTTCTAAAAATAACAGTTTTAAAAACATATAAACTCTGCCGTTTTCTCTAACATCATCTATCGCTTTTAAAATCATCTGTTGTGTATTTCTCTGATACGGTGGATTAGTAATAATAATATCATATTTATCTTTAAAATTAGTTTGTAAGTAGTCCGTGTTTCCTACACCATATCCTCTATCAACCAAGTCATAACTATCAACTTTTTGACCTGTTAATTTCTCTAATCTTTTTGAAAGATTGCCCTCACCTGCCATTGGTTCTAATATTGATTTTCCAATGAAGTTTATGCCCTCTCTTTCAAGTAGCAAATCAATTGCTATTGGATTAGAAGCATAATAATTATATTCTTCTCTTTCATGTTCGGTATGATTAGAAGCTCCTAGTGTTTTATATACCCTATCTAATGTCATAAATTTACCACCTATATCTATCTGATAGACTACCAAGCAGCACCCCTAGAAGCCAACCTAGCATTATCAACAATGTTTTATCTTCCATAATTACATTACTGCCTTTCTACTATTATATAAATATTCCCATTGCTCCTTAGTGATATCTGAAGGACTTGATTTTTCAGGAATATTTATTATAGACATATCTATATAAGATATATCTGCAAACTTTTTTGTTTTTTCTATCACCATTTTGTTTAATTTCCTTCCAGCTTCATCATTATCACCACATACAATTATCTTAGCTCCGGTCTTTAACAATATATAAATCTGATTATCACTTATCGAACTTCCCATTGTTGCAACTGTATTATCAATTCCCCATTGGTGTAATCTCCAAATACTTTTAAAACCTTCAAATAATATAACTTCGTTAAATAAATCAATAAACGGATCAGCTCTACTAATGTTGTATAATGTTTTAGTCTTATCTATTCCTGGGTACAATAAATATTTCTGTAAATTTTCAAACTCTATATCTTCATCAGACTTAATGCTTCTACCTGACACAGTCAATATGCTGCCATCTGGATTATCAATAGGTATTGTTATTCTATCTGCAAAATAGCCGTCAAAAGTAAAACTAAGACTGAAATATTCTCTTGTTTCATTGTCAAATCTCTCTTGTCTTAATACCGTATGAAGCTTAGGAATAAATGTATTTAATATTCTGTTGTCAAAGACCGCAATTTCTTCGTTTTTCTTTTTGTTTCTAATTTGTTTTACTTGTTTTAAAAAGTTCAAGTTATCAGCATTTACGGCAGCACTTTTACTTTTAAAACCAATTTCCTTACCTATCAAATCTGATATAAATTCTATAGCTTCTGTGAAATCACAGCTCTTTGCTGCCATAATAATATTGTATATATCATAGCTTTTGTGGCATTTAGTAAAACAATAGCCTGTGCCTTGAGAAACTTTAAAACTAAACGCATTAGGATTGTCTGCTCCCTCATGAAATGGGCATATTGATGTTATCCTATCACCAATTTTATTAACTTCCTTCAATCCTAGTTGTTTAAATAAGGTCTCTATTCCTATTTTTTCATCAATATTTTGTGATATTGTTGATTTATCAGTAGATAACAATATTAATCACACCTATCTATTGATATTCATCTTCTAATATTTGATTTGGTGCTTGTCCAAAGGTTACTGTAGGTCTATCGTACAATAAATTGATTCCTTTCCCTTCTTCCTGCATAGAAGCACCATTTCTATTGTAATCAACAAACATATAATCTAATCCACCTGCTATACCACCATCTCTGGCAATTTGTTCTTTTGTCTTAGGAAGAAGATAAGCTATTGTTGAAGCATAACGATTTAATTTGTCACTGTCCGCTAATCTCGTTTCATGAGGTGACATCTGACCAAAAGTCAAAATTGGTATATCAAGCTCTCCTGCTAAGTCTTTTAGGAATATTGTCCAGTTGCCAAGCTCATTATGTTCTTTAATACTGTTATCGCCTACCTCTTTTACTTTTATGTAATCATAAATAAGCATCTGTATTCCAAACTTGGCTTTAAGTAAAAGTGATAAGTCTCTAATCTTTGCTTTTGTCCAATCATATTCATATCTATGAATTATTGGTGCTTCCTTAATTCTTGTTTTAGCTTTTTCAACTTTCTCTATTTTTATTGGATCATTTAAATATGTTCCTTTTTCTATTTCTTTTATTGCTATCCCTGAATCAATTGCAACCATTCTTGTTATAAAGGTTTCCGTTTTCATTTCTCCGTCAAAGTAGGCTATGGGTATTCCTTTTTTAACCGAAAGATAATGTATTTCATTCGCAGCAAATGCACTCTTTCCGTATTTTGCCCTTGCTCCAATTATGACAAGTTCGCTTTTTCTGTGAGTAAAAAATTCATTAACCATAGGAATTTTAGACGGTAAACCTACTATTCCATCTTCACTCCTATTATTCTCAATATTTTCCCATGTTTCGTCAAAAATATCTTTTATTAAGCTAACATCAGAGCCTATAGAAAATTTAGTCTGCAATTCAAATTGTTTTGTTTGCAGCCATTCGTTTATGTCTTCCGTAGTCCATTGCTCATTAGTTTTAATTAATTCTAAAAATTCTTCTTTTTGTTTAATTTGTTCTCTCTTATAAGCACATTCAATTACAATAATTGCATGTGTTTTTAAGTCAGCTCTAGTATAATCCTCGCCAAGATATTTAATATTTTCAAGATATTCATATCCTCCAGAGCCTTCAATAATATCAACCGCTTCTTTAAATTTTTCAGCTCTTGATAATATTACTAAGCTATCTATTGTAGGAGCATTTTCTTGTATCAATTTATTAATAAGAAAATATATCCATTTATGAACTTTATCAAAGAAATATTCTGCTCTTAGTCCTACATTATCAATTATCCAATTAGGATTATTTAGTAATATTCCTATAATAATTCTTTCTGATGTTTTATTCTTTATTGCTATTTCCAAAGAATATCACTCCTTTTTTACCGTTGTTTATCTAACATTTCTTTAATAGATAGACTTGAATTATTATTGATTATTTTATTAAACTTCTTCTCTTTCTCCATCTCAGCAACTTCTTTTTCAATCACATATAGCATAATTCCATAACCTTTAAATTCCTTACCTTTATCAAAGTAGTGTTTAAAGGCTTCTAACTGAACATCATAGCTATATCCTTGCTGTGCTAATTTAGCTATTTGTATACATATAAGCCTAGTCTGTTCTTCTGTTAATTTATCAATCTCAGGATTTTGTTCTTTCATTTTAAACAATACTGCATTAAGTATTGCTTCTTTACCCTGTTTTAACTCAATCTTCTTTGTATCTTGACGCTGTTTTTTTACACATTTCGTATGAAAAGCTGTTCCGTTAACAATAGTACAACTGGGCTTACCCGTTAAAACACCTTTTTTACATAATGGGCAAATTTCTCTTGCCATTTAATCACCTCATAGTTATCTTACTCCTAATACTCTCATAAGCCTTCCTTCTGCAATTAGCATTTCTAATTTATTTAGCTTACCAATCTTAAAATCTAATCTTTTTTTTGATATAGTTTTTATTTGCTCTAGTTGAACAAATGATGGTTTGCTCAATTTTACAGGCATATGACAGTAGTTTTCATTTTTTATCTGTGAAGTTATAGTTGCAACAATGATTGTAGCAAGCCTCTTATTTAAGTCATTGTTTTGTAGTATCAAAACAGGTCTACTACCCTTTTGTTCACTACCAACTGTTTCATCTTCAAAATTTGCATACCATATTTCACATCGTTCAACATCTAAATTTTTCTTCTCTGTCATAGCATTTCACCTTTGAACTTGGTATAGATGATATAAAACCATCTATACCAATTAATATTATTGCAAACTCTTTGCGTAAACTAATAATTCCTTTGCTTTTTCTATATCTTCAATTTGTCCGAATTTAGAACATCCAACATGTTCTTTTAATGTACTTACTATCTTTTGAGCTGTTATTTGTTTATCCTTTAATAATTGAGTAAAGATTTCCTGTATCTCATTAACCACTACTTCTAAGTCATTGTTATTTGACTCTTCAGGAGCAGGATCTTCATGGAATTCAGACCTTTCTTGCTCTGGAATTTTCTCTGCCTCATTATTTTTCTTTTTATCTTTTTCTTCTTTAGACTTATCTTTTGTAGTAGTGTTTTTAGTTGACTTAACCTTTTCTTTGTTAGATACACCTGTAAATTTACTTGCAAAAGGCAACTTGCCAACATTATCAACTACAATATTGAATTCTTTAAAGATTGCTTCATCAAATGCCTTTCTGATGTTATAAGCTGCCTCTTCAGGGCTATCTCCGTACTCTATAAATTCAGGGAAGAAAAGCAATCTTGCTTTTGCTTCAAAATCTCCATCACTTCTAAAGTAGATTCTTCTTACTATTTTTTCATTTCCATCTTCATCTTTTATTTTTTCAAACACGCAATATCCAACAAAATCTACTCTTCCAACAATAGTGTCCATAGCAGAATTCGCAATAGATGGCATGATTTTGTCATACTTTTCCCCACGCTTAGGTTTTATTTCTTTGTCTTTTATATGAGAAACATATACCGGAGACAAGCCTAAATCTTCAAGGTTTTTCATTTTAAGTTCAAATTCTCCACGAACTGCATTCCAACCTTTACCCCATTCACCTTCTGAGGGATCTGTCCATCCATTATCTAAACACACCTTGTCCTTACAGCAATCAAATGCTACATCCGCTGTATCCATTATTGGAGTCTTAAATGGCATTTGTTTACCTGCCTTAGCTCCTGCCTGCAACACTTTAATATCAGTTCCAAATGTTCTCCAATCAGGTGCTCTCCATTTCTTAGCTCTTAATGCATTTTGTCCTTTTTCCCACTGAAAAAATGTAGGATCGTCGAATAAAACAGCACACAAACTACTTTTACCAAAGCCATAATGTCCATAAAATGACCATGTATAATCATTAATATTAACTTTAGGTTCCTCTATCTCTATATCAAAAATACTTTTTTCTGCCATATAATTAACTCCTTCATTTAATTTTAAATAAGATTGTATTGTGTGCTATTTAAAAAGGTGACTCTTCCAAATCATCATCATTAGTTAAATCATCAGCCAGCACTACACTGTCAATTTTCTCAACTTTAAACATTTGAGATCTTCCAACTATATCTCCATAATCATCATATTCAATCTCATTAAGAATCTGACCTTTAAATTTAGCATTACAGCCTTTCTCAATTCCGCTCTCAAATACTAAATCTTCTGTAGCCTGAATATTAAATATAGAAGGTTCCTTTTCAACTAAATTACCTTCTTTATCAGTATAATTTTCATCATGACTGATTTTAATTAATGCTCCATCAGGTATTTGTCTTATTTGTTCAACAATTCCCTGAAGAATGAATGTTACATTATAACGGTCATCTTTAACATAAGCTTCAACCTTATTAGCTGAAATACTTCTGTCAATACCTTTTTGTCCTGTTCTAGTCTCGAATTCATTCTCAACAACTTTTCCTACAGCTTCAACTATAGAGCCAATAGGAAATAATTCTTTGATATTCTTATCTTTATTTGGTTCACTCTCAGTTGGGAATAATGTTATTTTAGCCTTATTTCCCTGCAACGTGTCCACTTCCATTGATAAGAAATGCCCTTTCTTTTTACCTTCATACTCAACAATCTCTACTCTTGTTACTTTACCTCTTGCCGTACCTTTGTTAAAAAACTTTGCTTTTGCCATTATTTGTCCTCCTATTATTTTATAATTAAGCAAGCTTGTTTTATGTATAAAAACTAAAAACGCTACTGCCATATAATTTTATCATGTCATGCGTCTTTTGTCAATACCTTAAAAAAATATTTTTTATTATTTTTAGCAATAACAATAAAATTTATCACTGTAAAAACTAACTAAACTTATTAAACGAATATCATTAACTCCATTTTCATTAATTAAATTTTCAATTATACCTATCCCCGTTTTGGGGTTTATAATTCCAGATATTATTTCATCTTCTATGTATTGCAGCATACCTTCCAAAACGTTTTCTTCCATTATTATTGTGTTTTTTTGCATGATAATACTCCTTTTCTAAAATATGTAGTTGATTTTTATAAAAGAGTATGTTAATATTAGTTTATAGAATGTATGTTTGTTAGCATACTCTTTTTAAATAGGAAACTGGTTGCTCCCGCTCAAAGTTGCTACCATGTTTCTTATTTTTTTAAGCTTTGTTTTATGAGTAAGGACTTATTGGTTGTAAGTTTAAACCTACAGCTCCTAAAGCAACTTCTACATCTTCTTTATTTTGCCATTGAGGTTCAACGGATATAATATCTGAATATCCTACATTTAACTCATCAGGATATATTCTATTTACTCCGTATGTTAAAAAGTCATACCAATATTTTACCATATATTTATTAATATCTTCTTCATTCATATCCTTAAAAGCTGCTATTGAACTAGAAATAGACAAATAAATATTTCTATAATTGTATCCATAAGGAAAGCTCGTCCTTCTTGTATAGTGAGTAATCCAACTCTGTATTATAATAATACTCTTTCTTCCAAGAATAGGATCAAACCCAACATTACTTAACATGCAAGCAGAATTTTTAAATGCTCTAGTCCGACAATCTGTATTATCCATTTTACCACTTCCTTTTGTTCAAATAGTTTAAATATATTGTAACATCTTGAAAGAAGCTTGTCAACCCCGAACTTTTATAAATTCCGTTAATTTCACTTATATTCTTTAATTAACAGTTACTTATTTATTTCACTTCAATTAGTTTAATTCATTTCATTTCTTTTCATTTATTTTCATTTATTTTAATAGTTTAACATTTAAAAACACTATTCAATACAAACCTTCGAACAATAGTTCGATTCTTATATGGTCAATTTTAACATATGATTTTGATAAAGTCAATAATAACTAATTGGGATTTTTTATAATATATTGAATCCAATTTATTATTCAAATTTCATCATATTTTAAACTTTTCAGGATATAAAAATTGAGCAATTTTAATATATCTCCTAGTTACTGTAATATTAGTATCACCCATAATTGCCATAACTTTAGCTTCTGGTATTCCATCTGCTAATAATTTAACTCTTCTGCTGTCTCTTATAGTTTCTGTTGTTATTTTCTTTTCTTTTTCATTAACAGCCTTGTTTAACTCATTCTCATTGTTAAATTCCTTCGCGAGCTCGTTTAAATAATACTCTTTTACAGCTTTACTAAGTATTGTATTTATAGTTGCAGGATTAATCCTTTCATCATTCACATGCCTGTAAGTCTGAAATAGATATTCAGATCTCTGTATTGGATCATACGGCTCTCCAGTTCTATCAGACCTCCTTTTCCTAGTTTCATTTGTTTCATTTATTAAATCTGTTTTCTCTGTTAAAAATTCATTTATTAATACAATTAAATCAGGAGTTAATTCTGCTATTCTATCTATTTCACCATCATTATTATAAATCTTTAAATACGTTTTTTCGAAATCTATTGCTTTTTCTTTTAAATTTCTTAATTCAATTCTCTTTAAACCAAACCTATATAGTAAAGTAATTAAAAGCTCATCTTGTTTTCTGCTTGTTGAATTAATTATGCCGATAATTTCTTCTTCTCTTAAGGCTACTTCTTCTATATTTTTACTTTCCATAGGTATCTTCAAAGATTCAATATTTGGAAAATAATCATAATATTTAGCATTAACATAATTAAATAATTGTTGTAATGCTGTTTTATATATTCTTTTAGTTGATTGAGTAACACTATCAGATAAGTCTTTAATCCAATTCTCAACATCTTGATATGTTATTTGTTTTGCATTATTTTCCTTATATAAATCAAAGACATCATTAATGTTATCCTTCTTATATACAAAGTTAAAAAACGAATGAATCGCATACTTATATGTATTTTTTGTTCCATAGCTGAAACCTTCGATTTCTTTCATGTAATCATCATATAAATATGGTATTAAAATATCAACATTATCTGTATTTTCCAATACCTTTTCTTTAAATTCATTTTCATCTAACAAACCTAAATCAATTAATTTTTTTACAGTATCAGCATCAAATTTATTACTCACCTTTTCACCCTTTCTTATTTTATTAATCCCTTTTTCTTTGCTTTTTCTAATTTAATATTTGCATTAAAAAGTTCATTTTCTATTTTTCTTTTGTTATTTTCTTTTTCTAAACTCCATTTCCATTCAAGAATACTACATATTAATTTAGCCATCTTTCCAATTAGCGATTTATTTTTTAATTCTACAAAAACTGGTCTATCATTTATTATTATCTTGTTAAGTTGATTTTCTGCTTTTCTTTTTTGCTCCTCTGCCTTAGCTACTTGCAATTCAGCAGCAACTAAATTCCTTATTTGTTTTTCTGATAAAACATATACCTTTTCATTTTTATCATTGATATTTCATAAACCTCCTCTTCATTAATAATTTATAAGACCATTTTAATATTAAATAATATCGTTTGTCAACACATTATTTGTACTAGTTTTTTATTAAACTAGTATTTAATTAACCCTTTTGCCATTTTCTCTAATACACCAATAAACCAATTAGGGTCTTGGTTGATATTGCCTTCAACAAAATCTTTTAGTTCCTCCGAAGCATCTTCTGGAATAACTATGTTCACTCTAACTTTTCGCTCCTGCTCTACTACATTAAATAGCTCCTTTATTTCTGTTTTATTTAATGGCTGCACATTTGTTTTATTATCTTTATTTTTATCATTAAAAGCTTTTTTAACAACTTTAGCAGCTTTAGATTTTAATAATTCTGCCGGTTCAGATGACTTTTCAATAATATCTAATAAGTTTCTTTGTGTTTTTTCATCTACAAGACCAAGTTCAAAACCTGTATTTGGTGCTATTTCTTCATTATCAAGTTTTTCTTTAAACTCAGGGATAAGATTATTTAATCTAAGATATCTACTTACAGTCACACCAGAAACTTTAAATTCTTCTCCAACCTTTTCTAAATAGTTGAATTTTTCACCGCTTTCAGACTTTTGCCCTTGTCTTTTTCCAATTTGCCTTGCTTTTATTTCATATGCCTTAGCTATTTCCAATGGTTTTAAATCATCTCTTTGAGCAACATTTGTATCAGAAATTATTTCTTCTGCATCATCATCATTGACGTTCTTAATTATAGAAGGCACTTTAAGTAATCCTAAATCTTTACAAGCATCAACCCTATTTCTTCCTGCTAGTATATCAAACCTTCCGTTATTAGGTCTTACAAGTATAGGATTTAAGACTCCTAAATCTGCAATGCTTGATTTTAATTCGTTGAACTTAGAATCACTTAGTTTTGAAAAGAAATTCAATGGTGAATTGTCTAATAAGTCAATATCAAGTTCTTTTACCTGTCCTGATTTCATAGCTACATCAATATCACTAACCAATTCCACGTCACTATTAACTTCAGTGTCATCATTTGGAAGCATATCATCTAAGCTGCATAACTCCATCTTATCTTCTGTACAGTTTAATCCAGGTGTATCTTCTGTATTATTTATTTCCAGATTGTCCTCAATTATACCAAGCTCAATATCTGCCACTGGATTATTAGTGTAATAATCTACCAAAGCATTCACTATCTCTTGTTTCTTTAATCCTGAAAAATCAACACCTACTTTTACAGCCTCATCTCTTAATTCAAATAAATTCATTTTTTGTATTTGTTCTATTTTACTCATATTTTCTCTCCTCTTATTTTTTAATTTAATTTTTTATTAAGCTAAATATATCTTCCCATGTTTCATATTTATCTAAATCTTCTTGTAATACTAACAGTGCATATTTACCTTCTATTTCTTCTGATGTACCATAACTATTAAAACTTGGGCATGAACCATATCCACCCATCATAGGTTGTATATGTGAATACACAATTACCATTTTCTCATGGTTTTCCATATGAGTAGCAAAACTGTCTATCTGTATAATACTATCAGATGCTTTACTTTTATAAATATCACCTATTTTCATTTCGTGAACCTTCCTTTTACTTTTCATCACTTAAAATCAATATAATATAATTAACCTTATTAATATTTATTAACTCCAATATTAATATACATGCTATTCCTATATCCTTGTTCTAGCTTTACAAATTTTCCTATTCCAATCTCATGCGGTTCTGCATCATCGTATTCATAATCGTATATATATGGAATTACCTCCGTTTCATCATTAATATCTTTAAATAAATCCTTCCATTCTTTAGCTTTCATACATCCAACTCCTCTGCCCATTCATTTGCTGGATTATCTTTAGTTATTTTATTTGTATGGTCATATCTTCTTGTTGTACTTGATGAAATATGACTAACTCTATCTTGAACAACTTCCATAGGTATACCCGCATCTAAAGATTCAGTTATATATGTGTGCCTTAAACAGTGTGGGTGAATGCTACTTGCATCTAATCCAGCTTTTTTAGCTACCGCCTTAACAACTCTATAAACAGTTTGTGTTGTTATGGGTCTAGTTTCTTTATAACTTCTTGAATATGTAACTAATGTATGAGATACAAACAAATACCTATTTTTACTTTGCAAAGTCAATCCTCTCATACTTAGATATTCTTCTATATACTTCATAATAATATCAGCTACAACAACCATCCTGTCTTTCATACCTTTACCGATAAATTCAATCACATGATTTTCATTGTATATTCCAAAATCACTTAGTTTTATATTTGCAATCTCTTCCCTTCTCATGCCAGTTGTTGCTAACAAAAGTATGATTATTTTATTTCTTAACCCAATAATTGATTTATCTTCATTTAGAGCCTCCATCATCTTTTTAACTTCATCCTTAGTTAAAGCCCTGGTATTAGAGTAATTCCTTGTTTTAAACCTCACAGCTCCTTCTTCTGTAGATACAGGGTTGTAGTCCATAATACCTACGTTTTTTCTACATAAATATTTATAGAATTTAGATAGTGCTTGTAGTTTTCTGTTAACAGTTGAAGTTGATGCTCCATCAACAACTAATTTTTTAGCATATTTGTTTATCATAGCCGGGCTAACACTTCTAACCATGTCTATTGTTACCTCGTAAACACTTTCGACATTAAAAAAAGACCTTATATCTGATAAATAAGCTCTCTTAGTTTCATCTGCTAATTGTCCTGCAAATTCTGCAATATACGGTTTAAAATATTTAATAGGTTGGCTTTCACTTTTTTCTAAAGCAAAGTCATAAGTTTCATTTAGGTTTTCAAACAATTATTATCACCTCCATTGAATTTATCAAGTGATTGAATAGCCATTCTCATTAAGTTCAAAACCTAATTCTTTCAATCTTCTTACATGTTCAGCAACAAACTCTTTTCCTGCTATTTCTGCTTCTTTTTTCGTTTCAAACACTTTAGTTTTCCACTTTCCTAATATCAAGTCTAAATTATTAATATTTACTATTATAGGCTCAATCTCTGAAAACCTTGTGTGACATAACATATCTTGGCTGCATCTTCCTTCAAATGCTTTAGGATATAGCTTATCAAATTTTTCTTTTTGGAATAAGCAAGCATCACAGCAGTCTGTATGAAATCTATAAACAATAGTTCCTAAAGGAACAGGTAAGTTTATTATTTTCTTGTCTTGACTTATAAAACTCATATTTATATATTCTCCTTACTTACTTTACTTTTCAAACTCTTCCTTTAATTTCCGATACGCTTCGTATCGCTCTTGTTTTAAACGTTCCTGTAATTTTAATTCTTTATCTTTTATCTCTTCTTTCTTTTCTTCAAGAAAATCATTTAAAGCTGCATCTGATGTTAAACATAATTTAGGTACAGACAAAGTATTAAGTATATCTCCTTCAAAATCTATAAGCTGCATTTTCACCTCATCACCATAAAATTCAAAATTAATCGTATCTTGTGACCAACATTTAGTCTCAAATTTAGTAAAAATTTGAATCCCCCTGTTTTGAAGTTTAAATGATAGAACTTTCAAATGTTCAGTCATCTCACAATACTGATCTAATTCCTTTTCTGTTAATATCATTTTAAATTCTCCTTATATTTTCTGTTCCAGCAATCTATACAACCGCCAATTTCCGAATAACCGCATTCCTCAAATTTAGCCTTATCGCCGTATAATACATCTGGGCAAATAATAGACTTACTACCTCTAAAGGTATTCATTGGTAGACCCTCCGTGGTCTTGCGTATAGTAGGATATTTTTCCAGCAGCACCGACAAATAAGTCTTGACCGGATTTTCTTTCGCCCACTGCTCGACGATTGCGACGGCTTGTTCGGGGTGTAGCGTTTCATTTAATTCACAACCTAATGAACATGTCTTACAATCACTATTACAGTTAGCCATCCTTACGTACTCTTTCAAATACTCAACTGCATCCATTGTTTTCTCCTTTTATATTAATAAAAAAGCACCTTTATTCAGATGCTTTAAAGTTATATATTGGTTTAATTATATCGATGATTTCAACTGTATCTTTAATGTTTTCTATTATCTCCTCTATTGGTTTATAAGCCATAGGAGCTTCATCTAAAGTTGATTGATTTACAGATGTTGTATAAATTCCATCCATTTGATTCTTAAAATCATCTAAAGAGATACTCTCCTTTGCTTTCGCTCGACTCATTAGTCTCCCCGCTCCATGTGGAGCTGAATAGTTCCAGTCATCATTGCCTTTGCCAACACATATAAGACTTCCATCTCTCATATTAATAGGTATAATGACTTTTTCTCCTTTGTATGCACTTATACTTCCTTTTCTGATTATATTATCCTTGAAATTTATATAGTTATGAATTGTTTCAAAGTTACTATAGTCATCTATAGTCTTTTCAAACATTTTATCTAAAATAATATTTGCCATAGTACGTCTATTTAATGTCGCATATTCTTGACAAATTTTCATATCAGCCAGGTATCTATCTCTCCATATGCCTTCTAAAAAACATAGTGCTGGAGGATAATCAGGAGTTGTTGTTTTATATTCCTTTTCCAATTCCTTTAAAACTTTTTGTATCTCTTTTCTCCTACCAGTTTCTTTGTATTCTTTGATTATTTCTTCTCTATTGACGTAATATTCTTCTCTCCCACTTCTAAGCTCTATAGCCATTCTTTGGTAATATTCAGCCACCTGTTTACCTAAGTTTCTGCTCCCTGAATGGATTACCAGATATTGGTTGCCTTTGCTATCCTTGTTAATTTCGATGAAGTGATTACCACCACCTAAAGTTCCTACACTTTTCTTGATTCTTTTTGTATCTTTTAGTTCTCTATAGCAATACAATTCCTCAAATTTCTTAAATTCAGTAATTACGCTCTCATGTGTATTCTTGCCACTTGGCACATATTCATTAATTACATTATCAAGCTTTTTGAGGTCCACATATGTGTCTTTCAGCTCTATAACTTGCATTCCGCACCCAATATCGACACCTACGATGTTTGGAATAACTTTGTTTCCTAAATCCGCTGTAAATCCTATTACACATCCTGCTCCTGCATGAGTGTCCGGCATTATTCTGATTTTACATTCATTTGTAAAATCTTGATTGCATAAATTAATAATTTGAGAGATAGTTTCTTCATCTATGTTATTAGTAAATACTTTTGCTGTATTATATCTGCCTTGAATTTCTATCATATATTTGCTCCTTATCTCATTATGGACTTATTCTTGCACTTCAAACTCTCTTATTATAGCGTCCCATTCTTCCCATCTTTTTGCTCCTTCGATTTTTAAAACTTCGTTATATTTATCTCTAAATTCTTTAACCTTCTTTTCATTAAAAGATACCATCTCTATATTTTCAGAATAATCATCTCCAGAACCTTTAGAAGATACAACCATAAAAACCTTTGTAGCTACTGATTGTCCCTCTGGAACATACTTTTTAAGTATTATTTCACCTTCTCTATCAGTAAATATTTCTAAAGGATCTCCTTCCCTAATTCTCAACGTTCTTCTTTAGGGATAACCACTCTTCCCAAGTCATCAATTCTTCTGACAATTCCAGTTGCTTTCATAACTTATGTTCCTCCGTATTTATAAAATATTCTGTTTCTTCTCTATTCCAGCTCAGAGATAATTCACTATTTACTAACAGCTTCAGATTATTTATTTTATTTTCTTTTATTACTTTTTCCCTGAGCTTACCATGTTGGTTATAATTTATAATAATAGGCTTATCTAATAAAATCATTGAATATTCTACAAATCCAAAAGTTTCCTTGTTTCTTATAATTGGATAGTCTGCAAAATTATTTTCTATATTGTACCATAGATAATCATAATCTTCATCAGATAAAATATGTTCTCTATTAAATTCTGTAACTTCGTTAACTGTGCTAAAGCTATCCGTTTTAAGTAAAGGACTGATTTTTACGCTATTACAATAATCTTTAACTTGATTATAAAAGTACAAAATATCATCAAGATTATCATTGTTTCCTTTGAAACAATTATTGTTAATTCTTATTGACACATTATATTCATTAGCTATTTTCTTAAATTCTTTCAAATGTTCTAAGCTTACATATGTAACACTTCCTGATATAAATTTCTGCTTATCTTCATCTAAAGTCATTACCGAAATATTCATATGAGTAATTCCTGACGACATCAATTTACGGCAATAATCCAAATCTTTACTTATTCTGTGACCGTTTGTCGTTATACAAATTTTGCTCAAATCAAATTGCCTTAAGTATTTTATTATCTCAAAGATATCATTATTTATTGTAGGCTCTCCACCAAGTAACAAAACTTCCTTAACACCCATATTTTCTATAGCATATTTTATTTTTGGTTTATGTTTTTCAATATCACATATTTCTTTTTTATGAATCAAATGAGAGATACAAAATTTACATTGTGCATTGCAGTAATCATTAAACACTATATCAAGGTAAGGATATGTACTTAGTAAAAAGTTTTTTCCGTTGTTATCAAAATCTTTATAATCAACTTTTCTGCATATTTCATATTCGTTAAAATTAGTAACCTTTATGTTATTCATTATTTATCACCAACCTTATACTGTGGCAATAAAACACCATTAACCTTAAATATATTAGCATATTGTTTTGGTATTTCTGGATATTCTTCTTTAAATAGATGTTCATAAGCTTTCTTTCTACCTTCGATATATTGATATGCTTTATTTTTATCCGTATATCGCTTTCTATATTGTCCTGCTAAAGAAGTATTCCGATTACTCAAAGGGCTGTTTGTATATAAATTCCATGTCACATACCATGCTACAGGTTCGCTTTCTTCAGTTTTTCTATTATATTTTGTATCTTCATATATATCATAAGTCATTTTATAAACGGCATTTGATATTTCAAAATAATTATTATATTGACCTGTTTGCCATTTATTATTAGTATGTTTTACTTTTGGCGCATTTAAGTATTCGATAGCCATTTTAGCTATTTTAGTTTGTTCAGCTGCTGCTGCCCATTCATTTAAAGAATATCTTAATTTTTCATATATCTTTTGTTCTTCATTAATTCGATTTTTTAGTATTATATCTATTTCTCTTTGATTAAGAACTTTATCAATTTTATTTTTAGATATCAAATACTTAATATCTTCTGTGTTCTTATCAGTCTTAGGATAAATGCTGCAATTGAGCTTTATTTCTCTACCATGATTGATACCACATCCATAGTCATAAACACTAAATCTTTCATCATCTTTAAACATATTAAATCACTTCCTTTGTTGGGATTTCAAAAGGATATTCATCTTCCCACGAAACTAAATCTTTTAAATATTTATATATTTCTTTATGTATTCCTACTTCTGCCCAATTACCAGATATAAACCATCCCAACGGTTTTTTTGTGGGCTTATTTACAGATATATACATATAACCATTTTCCTCCATAAATAAATAATCAACCCCACACAATTTAAGACTTTCAAAAATTAACCATTGTTCATTAGTATATTCCTGAATTATTTCGATCAATGATGGTGTATTGATAATTTTGGATAAATTAACCGAACCTAATAATACTTCATTCTCAGCTTTAATACTTCCTTCGTTGGTTACTCGCCATTTCACATTGCTTTTTAAACCTTTAATTTTAAACAGCTGTCCCACTTCAACACCCAATATTTCACAGATTCGCGGTTTAATATAGACAGGTTTAAGCATTTCTTCAGAAAACATCCACTTTTCCACATCTTCAGCCAATGTATAACCATTTTTCATAACTTCATCAATTGTCAAGGTTTTATTTTTCCACCCGTACATATACTCTTCAAATCTTAATCCACCGTAAATACAATTTACAACTAAGCTATTTTTAACTTTTACCTTGTCTCCAGTTTTATATTTCATTTTTGCCCTCCATTTTAATATTTTCTTGGTATTAACATTTTAAAATATATTTCTTTTTGTTTATCTTCATTAACAACCTCAATTTCTTCAATAAAAATACCACCTATTTTTAGGTAGTAATCTTTAAAATCCTTTGTTATCAGTAATTCTTCCATATTCTCAAGTTTTTGTTTTTCATTAAGATTATTGATATATCTGCATTTATCTTTCCTGTTGCATTGATTTTCACAGTATTCCAATGTTATAGGAGTTTCTTTTGACTTGTCACAATCAAATAGTAGCTCCCTTGTATTTTTATCTTTATTAAATCTGGTTTCAAATATATATATCTTTACCACTTCCTTTCAAGTTGTAATAAAGTCTTTGTAAAAAACAATATCAAATCCATCAATTTCTAGTGTTACGTCAGCTATCTGCTTGTTTTTAGACAACTCTATCTCTGTCATTTCATATATTTTTTCTTCAATCTCGTCAGCAAACTGTCCTTGAATATATGCATAACCTATTTTTGTTTGAAAGTCATCATCGCAAAGTTGTTCTTTACCTTGTTCAATAACATATTCAGCTATTCTTTTAATCAGCTCATTCATTATAAAATTCTCCTTATATAAAACCCTGCATTTCATATCTCAGTATAAATTTAATGCAGGGAAAACTATGGCTTAATATAAAATTAGTAACATTTAACAACACAGAAATCAGCCTTACTATCATCAAATTTGATTAGTTCACCTTCAGGTGTAAATGCCGCAACATCGTCAACCATCACGTAAATACCATATTTATTTTCAGTATAAATAGTACCTTCCATATCAACATAGTATCCTCCGGCTTCAATTACATCACCGTTAGTGTTTACAATAAATCCATCTGTGTCATACAACTCCATTAAGTATTCATCGTAATATGATGATTTTAGAAAGTCATCTTTAATATCATAATATTTGGAGTAATATCTGCATTCTATATACTCATAAAATGCTCCATTTTCACTACGAATTATATTTTTTACTTTCTCAATATTTCTTTTAACATCATTCATGTCAACATATTCATGTTTAGTGTGAGCATTATAATAACCACTACTGATATTTACTGCTGCTACTCCTAAATACGGAGCTATTTCAGATATATCCGAAAAGCTTCCCCACTCTTCCTGAAATCCAAAGCTGGTTATATGATCTGTAAAATCAGGATTATCACAGTCATAGAATACAGCATCATTTGCTCCCATTCTGTCAAGTTCTATAATGAAATTAACTTCTGGTTTAATTCCTGATTTACAGAACTTTCCGGCTCCAACCATGCCTATTTCTTCATCTTCACAAAATAAAACATGACACTTAAGTTCTTCAATAACTTTAAGTATCATGTACACACCACATCTATCATCTCCACCTATTCCTTGTGGAGACATTATTTTTCCGTCTTTCGAATAACATATTATTTTTACTTTTTCTTTATGAACTGTATCTAAGTGAGCTACTAACAGTATTGGGATTTCACCAATTCCATATAAGTAACCTTCTCCAGATTGCGTTTGATACCCCATTTTACGTATCTCTTTTTTTAATTTATGTTTTAACTCTTTTTGGCTCGCTCTGAAGATTTCTTCAAATTTTATCATTATGCCACCTCATGTCTTGTCTTATATCTATTTGCTATTTCTTTGTTTACTTTTACAAAATATTCTGAATTAACCCAATGTCTACTTCCTATATCGCTTGGATATATATTATGATCAATAACTTCAACACGAATATCATCCGAATTACAATAACTGTTTCTTTCTATATCTACGATTATCATGATTGCATCACATGTTGTAATACCATAACGATACCCTTTACCTGTTATAATATCGCCGATTCTGAATTTCCTTGAACTGCATATTTCACAATCTTCATCTTCGCAGGTTTGTATATAGTGACATGTTTCGCAAAGCACCATACCGTTATCATCAAGATGCACATCCTCATCTCTTAAATAACGCCCACACGCTCTACATATTTTCAGGGTTTTCTTTATATAATATATCCCTTCAATCTTAACAACTTCACTATTTAAGTAATAATCCTCTTCATCTTCAATCCACATAACATCACAATCACGATAATATTCATTATTGTGTTCTGAATATCTATAATAACTATCTAAACAATCTTGGCAAACAAAACCATTATATGTATTTGTCATGTTATCTGTAAGATGATAACTATTGCATTCCGGGCAGTAGGTCACACAGTTAGAACAATAAAGCTCATCGTCAATCCAGTGTCCACTATCTTCTGGAAATTCTTCGCCACAATGAGAACAAGTTTGATAGTTTCTGTCACAGTGGTCACATAATAAACTTTCATGATCATCTAATTGTTCTCCGCATTTTATGCAATAACAAGCACTTCCTATGTTTATGTGACCTACTGGTTCGTAATCTTTTAAAGTAGATAAATTGACACCATAATCATCACAATTATAATCTCTATAGTGCATACTATTATCATCAGTGTTCAATCTATTTTTAAACTTATAATGTTCTTTTTCAAGACTCCATAAGTTCGGTACACCTAATCCTTCTGCAAAAATACTTTGAACTAAATTTCTTAAGTTTGTGTACTTATTTTCTGAAGTAGATGAGTCGTATCTATCTTCATCAGGATATAATCTGCTCTGTAGAATCATGTTATCAGAGTAACAGAATACCTGCCTATTAATCTTAGGTTGTGAAAAATATTTGTCACCACTATATTCTTTATCAATGGTGTATAAAATCATAGAAGTCTCATCACCCATATAAGATAAGGTTCCAGTCATATAGCAGCCATTCTCTATGTTGTGACATGACTCCCAACTATTTCCTTTACTCATAAGTAAAAAATCGCATGGATGAATTGATAAAAGGACTTGTCTTTCTATGATAATAGGAGACAAAACATCTGCTAATTTAGCAAAATATTTATTCCATTCAGGTAAAGCTTCTATATAAGTTCCTTTTACAATCTTAGCAATTACTCTACTTGTTTTTTGTCCAATATTAGCTTTATATCCTAATTGACTTAAAGTGCTTTTATGATTTTCATCTATATTTGTTGCTCTAACATAATATCTAATATTTTTTAAATTCTGATATAATTTTTGTTGTTCTTGATCGAGATTGTAATAATTAACACTACTATAAATATAATCTATAAGCTCTTGGAACCTGTCAAGATATTCATCTTTATCAAACCTTCTTTCATCCTTGTATGTCAGAATTACAGCTTGAGCATCATCGTTCCAATTTGGATGCTTACTTAAAATATTTCTCAATGTATCTTTCGCTACTGCCCACCTATCCACTAAATTATCAATTTCATTAGAACTGTAGTTCCATTCATAATCATTAAGTACTTCCATAACTTCTTGTGCTATTTTTTGTTTATTCATTTTATTCCTCCATAGTTTTAATAATTTTTATTTGTTTTTTGTCATTGCTTTACAGCTTAAAAAAGGACACTCTCAACGAATGTCCTCATGTTAAACCGTAAAACTTTTAATTTTAAGTAAGCTTATTACTTGCGAACTGGTTTATAAATATTTAAACCAATCTTGGCAGATGGATATCCCGAAATAGCTACATTACCACTTGTTGAAGCTATAATTTGAGATTTTCCTGAGCCGGATAAGCCAAAATTTTGACTTAGATCAACCGTAATTGTAAGTATATTATCTTTTACTTCCATTTTTACATTATCACTTGGTTCTAGCATTGTATTCACCTCCACGCTTGTATTTTGATTGTTTGAATTAGTTTTTGACATTTATATGTCCTCCTTAGTTTTATTTTTTTATAATTATGGCTAGTGCCAAATTTAGTTTATTTCAAGTTGTAATGAAGTTAAGTAAAATTGCATTAAGTTCGCTTGTTCCATATTTTGATTACATCTTCTATTTTACCTTGAACTGTATGTATCCCACAATTTGGACACTGTATATATACTGTGTCATCATAACAATCATCATTGTATATATAACTTTTACTTCCACAAAATGGACACGGTAAAAGTTCGTTTAGCTTCATTTCCTTGTCAATCTCATATCTAAAATTATGAACAATTTCATGAATCAAAGATAAAAATAAATTCTGACTGTCTTTATCAGCGATATAATGTAAATAACTCGGCATTTCATTAACCATTCTCTCAAGTGAATCTAATGTTTTAGTTTTTTCTTCTTTGTACCTTACCATTCTTATCTCTCTGAGTATTTCGTCTTCTTTGTCCATGATATTTTCAATCAATTTATCAAATAATATCTTTATCATCTCTTCTTCACTCTCACTGAGATATGAAAATATATCATATTTCAATGATTCATTCATTACATTATGGGCTACCTGAAAGTCAAGCATGTTGTTAAATAATTTAGTCTGACCTGTGAGATTATTGACTTCCATATGCTTTTTTATAGTTTCTATTTCTTTAGAAAAATCCATTTACTTTCCTCCTTATATTCAACATTCGCGATATCATCACACTCTATACAGTTGCATACCAGTACAATTCCATTGCTGATTTAATTGTTTCAAGATTTGTAAATATTAAATCCCAATTTTTCTTAGGAATTTCCCAACAAATCCTGCTTACCAATCCATTGAAATACACAAGGTACCTATTTCCACGTTTAACAAGCTCTATTTTTAAATTTTCTTCTTTGAGTTTTATGCCCTTGCACATATTTTTCCTCCTTAAAAGTTAAAGTACCGAGTTTTATACATATGAAACCAACTAACATTGCAAGAATAACATCCATCTATTATTAAACCTCAATTCCAGTAATTTCTTTGAATATACGAGCATCAAAGTTCGGTAAATCTTTTACAGCTTGTCTATCCGATTCGGTAAGATTTGCCCACATTATTTTACAAGCTTCTTTGTAGCTTACTGTTTTCAAATATCCACCTGTTATAGAATAATCAGGATGTGCAGCCTTTTCCTTTTCTGTCATATTCTCAGACCATATCCACCAATTATTTTCAAAATTCCAATTCAATACTTTCATACCTTTTAGATTTTGAATTTCCTCGTATATTAAATCTACTGGTTTTTCGAACATAGTCATTTGTGGAGTTGTAGTATTGAAAAATCCTGTATTGCCAACTACCAGAGTTCTCATTACCAGAGTTCTCATTACCAGAGTTCCTATTACCAGAGTTCTCATTACCAGAGTTCCCGATTCCGGTACAATCTTTTCCAGTATTTACAAGCTCAAGAACCTCATGCCATGTTAATTCCCTTATAATTTCAAGCTTATTTGTGCAGCATTTGTCTCCTTCTTCAACAGTATCACCATAAGCAATAATTTCTGCGACTTTGTTGTTAGAATCAAAATCATAATAATTGAAACAATCAACTGCTCTTCTGCAAAAATGCATTCCTGTTCCACATCTAACTGGTATTACATCTTCCTCAAACTTCCCTGGACAACTATATTGCTTTGTATTTCCATTTGGTGAGCATGTCCAATTTGAATTAAATACTTTATAACCTATTATCATTTTTATTTCCTCCTCTTTATTTGTAATTTTATTCATATTAGTTTAGTCATTTGACCAATAGCATATAAGTGACCATATCTTTCATCTGTATTCAAATCTTCTCTTACTTTAACTTTATCGCCTATTTTGTATTTCATTTTTATCCTCCTAATATAAATCAAATACTGTACACAGAATACTTGGCAAAATAAAAAGCATAAATATAACAAACATGCCTTGAATTAGATATATAATTTTATCTTTAAGATTTTCCATTTTGTTTACCTACTTTATAAACTTAATGAAAGCTATTATAATAATAACTAACACAATTAATAATGTTATCCAAATTGGAGACAATACCCACACCCATGACCACGTAATTTTATTTAGTAGTTTCAGTGCTATAAATATAATTGTCAATAGTCCTACAAATCCTATACCTCCGCTTGAACTTGAATTATTTTTATTATTCATCTCTACCTTCCTATCCTCCGTTTTATCTCCAATAAAAAAGTAGATTCCATGCAAGAACCTACCTTAAAAGGAGTATTATGTTTGGCATTGTTATGCTATCGCATAGCATTTTCATACCATTTAAAGACACAATTTAAGCCGGAATTTAAAGCAGAATTATATCCTTAAATTTTATGAAAATTTGGGCAGATTCCAAGCTGGAGATTCTGCCCTGTAAGTATTATACGGAACCTCCTCTCGCTATTTAATTTTAAGTAAGATTGTTATTCGTATAATTCAGCTAATTTATTTTCAGATTCAGCTTTTTTACTCTTATTCTCTGTAATCTTGGCATTTATAATTGCTTTATCCTCATCATTATTTACCAATTTTAATGCAGATTCTAATTCCGCAATTTTGTCTTGTAAAGTATTAACCTTTTTAGTCAAATTACGTTTGGCCCTGATAATCCTTGCTTCTTCTTCTGTTAATACTTCTTTATTTGCAAGTTTTATTCCTAGCATTATTTCAATATTCTTTCTGAACATATTTACGCTATTTATGGCATTATTTTTTAAGCCATCCTCATCATTCATGAACTTACTTGTAAAGGATACAATATCCTCAACATCTTTGTTGCATACGAAAATAGTTTCGTCTTCTGCCTTAGTATAGTCAATTACTATTTTGTAATATGTAAATATCTTACTACTTAAAGTATTAAGTTTTTTACTGTCAACTTCCTTTGAGTGCTTATAAGTAACATATTCAACTGCTGAATTGTAAAGTTTTTCAATGTCTTTTTTATAAGTGTTAAATATTACTTCACTTATTCCGGCTTCTTTAAAGCTCTTTAATGATAATGCATTCTTATTTCCGTTTTCCCTTGCTATCAATAACATTTGCTGTAATTTCTCAAAGTTTCTTTCTGATTTAAAGTTGTTTAATATTTTTTCCATAGTTTTTAATACTCCTTTTTTATTTAATTAAGCATTTTAAATGCTTTATAAAGGATATAAACAGTATTTAATTTATATCCTTGAAAAACACTTAAAAGTGTCTAAATCGTCCGGATATAGTATAAGTTAATTACTTATACATGGTATTTTAAATCGTTCACGTGTTCACCTTTTAACACTTCGGGAATAGTCAGCTTTTAATTAACAGTTTCGACACTGTAACGTTCATTATTGATTAAAAGTCTAGAAATCAGACTTAAACGCTTTATCTGCCTATATTCTATAATTCATCTACCACATGAATTATAAGTCTTGCCTTGTCCGGCAAAATATCAGTTTATAACGTGTTTTATTGTTCCACGTTCTGCAAGGTCACTATATAGATATACTATACTTACAGATACATATGTGATTGTCAATGTTCAGCTTTGATTGAGCTAATGTAGTTAAGCATCACTCACTCTATTAATATTATATAAGCTTGTGTTTTACTCAATTAAGAGTAATTTACTTGACTGTAGCGCTGTCGGCGGTAATCGGTGAAAACTGATTACATTAACAGTATAAAGCTTTATAAAAATAATGCACTCACGAAATAAGTTCATTTAATATTATATAAGCTTGTTATTTAAAATGTATGTAATACAATCTTATGTAATCTTAAAATTGCTTCAAATATCTCTTAATTACTCTGTTTTTCTAATTTAATATCTAAAAAACGTTGAAATTTCAACATAAAATAATTTGATAGATTTTTTAAATATTTTTAAGTTTTTCTTTATTACAGATTGAAATAAGGACAAATCATTGAAATATCAATGTAAAATAGAATTAAGAATGTCTTGAATAAAATAATTGTTTTATTATTATGTGTAATAAGATTAAGTTAAGAGTTTATATAAGCAGCATTAATGTATATTTGTGTATAATGTAGTAATTGCAATATATTGGATAGTGTTTTTTAGTCTAGAATAGGTATGTTATTTACTTATCTGAATAAAATTGAATAGATATACATTACTTGATGCATATTTATTAAATATTGCTTGATACAGGTTTGAATGTATTGGTGTAATAGTTTATTAGTATACTGGTTGGAGGTGCAAAATTATTTGCACTTGTTTGTGTATTATTCAAAATAGTACAGTTTCTGATTCAATACTCTATCTGATATGAAGTATTGTCTGCTGCAAATATCATGCAATAATTTGCACATGTATCATAATCGTTATTATCATACATTGACAGGGGGCATTAAACTTCGAACGCTTATTTGTCTCTGACTCCAAATCGGCGGGGGTACCCATCAATCAAAATGTTCCATTTTCATATCTCTCCTATCCCCTTTTCTATATTAAATTCCAACGATTTTTTATAACACTATATTTTAAATCGCCTAACCTTTTTGTTAATCTTATCAACTTATAATATTTGTTCTTATATTCTAAACTTTTATTTATTATTGACCGCATATCAAAATCATCTATTGTATTTTATCACACAACTTTAACTAAATAATGACAATTTTTCAATAAAAAAGACTACATTTAAGTAGTCTTAAAAATAATTTAATATTCAGTATTCCTTCTTCGCTTAATTTGTGCTGCTGATCCTGTTAGCCTTCTTGATTGATTTCTTTTTGGTCTACGTATTATTGGCATAGGAGGCACATCAGGCTGAATAGGTGCTGTAAGTTTAGATACAGCTTCATGGTCACTGCTTTCTTTGACATAGAAAGCACCTTCCTGTAATTCTTCACATGTTAACTCATTGTAACTTGATCTTTTTGACCTATATTGTGATTTATTAGGCTTCTTCGGATACTTCTTTGGCATAATCCCACTCTACTCCCTTGTTTAGATTTTTAAAATAAGCATCTCTTTTCTTTTTAGCTATATTATTTATTTCTTCATTTTCTTGTTCTAAATCATCTTTCTTTAGATATCTGTCAGTACAATCTAACCATTTTTTTTCATATTCTGAACATTTATTATTTATTTCATCTTCTGTTGTCTCATCATTGAACGAAAAAAAAGTATTCTCCATATCTTCATAAATAATATCTAGTCTACTAATAGCTTCATTCAATTCTGTAATTCTATTTTGAAATGGCAAGTATGGCTGAACTACTTTCACTATTTCCGAAATAACAATTATAGAAGCATATACCTTAGCATAATTATTATCTATAAACCATACGGCAAGTGATCCAGATGCGGCTAATGCAGTACATAAATTAATCCACCATTCAATAGAAAGACATCTCCTTCGGTGTTCTTCAAAAAAATATATTTCGTATTTCTTTTGTGTTAACGAAGTCCAAAATCTACCTTTCATGCATCCCCCTAAAAAACCTTATCAAAAGAATAATAATTAATATAATTCTCCATATATTTGTCCACAAACTCATTAGAACATTCTCTCAAATACTCTTCAAGAGTTAATCCGCTACTTTCTGTATACAAATCTGTTTTATTATCTATATAATCATAGTAGTTATCTATAACTTTATTCATTATTTCATCGGTTGGTATGCTGCTACCAAGTATTGTATTTTGTATATTGACATCTTTCGCTATGACCCACTCATTATTAACTTTATTAAGCGTTATATTTAATGAAGTGCTTCTTATATTATCAATATTTCTATTAACTATATATGTAGTTAACTCTTTGGCTTTATCTTCATTAATGTCATCATTCATTATCATAAAATTAAGGAACATCTCCATTTCATAATAAGATTTAGCCATATCAACACCTGTTATTTCTATTTCAGCGAATGCTTTGTCTTTAGTATCATTTACAGTAATATCATATACCTGATAATCAACTCTTTTAGCTATTAATTTACTACTCTCGTCTGTAGGATATTTGATTTCTCCTAATAAAAAATCACCACCAAAATATTTATCAATATCATTTTTATTATACTCTGAAATAGCTGTAAAGGTTTGCTTTATAGCTTCATATACTTCATTTTCGTCTGCTGATTTATGTTTCTGCTCTGTTAAAGAATCTACTGCTGACGAGCATGATGTCAAAATGGTTATCAATGCGATAAGTAATATTAGTATTTTTTTCAATTATATTTCCTCCATACTCCCTTTTTGGTAATTATAGTATAGCAATTATTCACAGTCAAATCAATGTATTTTTCAATATACTACTTAACATATCCTTTTGCATTTACTTTTGTACAAACTCATATTTTCATTGAAATTTCAATAGATAGGTCAATTTAAGACATCATATATAAAAAACATTGAAAAATGGACATTCCTTACTTTATTTCATGTTGAAATACCATAAATTCACAAAGTTATTTTTACGGTCGATTAAATATACGACCACATATTAACTTTCGTTAAAATGCATTTAAACGTGTGACATAGGAACAAGAAAACTTAAGAATGATATAATTTATGACAGAGTTTTTTTTAGCACAGGTATATGTAATATTGTGAAGTGGCACAGTTTTAATTTTTTAATTATGTATTGCTTTATATGTTTTATTTATGCTTAATACTATTATTACTTTTAAGCTTACCTTTAGTGGGTGCTATGTATGTATTACTTATATAACTTCCCTGGAGCTGAAGGCTCTCAAAGATATAAACGATATAAGTTAACCGAAATGTGCGGCTTTTTAAAAAATTTTTTAGTTATAAATTTTAGTCAAAAATGTTTATCTGCAATTTTCAATGAAAGTCCAAATATTGTTACAAAACCTTAACATTATTAACTGCACATTTGTTTTATATTACGATTTTTATAAATTAATAAAAATCTAATAAAATTCGCACACTTTTTCATACTTATATCGTTTATATATATAGAAGGATTATTTATATAATATTATATATAAGGAGATATTTATGACACTAACAGAAATTATAAAAAGATTAGAAGCGAATTTAATGTGCAGAGGAAATTGTGACAAATGTTATTTATCAAAATATGAAAGTTGTTCAAGTGCTTATGAAGCAGCTGAAGAAGCAGCTATAAAAGTTATGAAAGATGTTATAAAATTTAACCATTGCGAATCAGCTTGTTCAGATTGTGTCATATTAGATAAATATATATAAAACGCAATCTTATTTAAACTTAAATTATAAAGAGGGCAAATGAAAAATATAATTGAAGAAAATAAAAATGAATTATGTATAGTCTGTAAACGTAAATGCTGGCAAAAAAATAATATTGTTATTACTTCATGTTCATATATAAAAGAGAATTCTGAAGGGTCAAAATTGGCAAATAAACTATTCAAGGAATACGTGAAGAAATAACTCACATAGAGGTGGCAGATATGAAATATAAAATTGATTATGATTATGAATATGAAAATGAAAAGTTTATCCAATGTATGATAAGGGGATTTGCTGATTTAAAAGCACAGTCAGAAGCTAAATCAGATTATGAAATGCTCAGTAAGCTTATAGATATTGAAGATGCAATATATAATAGCGGGTTTAGTAAAAGAATAATTAGGATATTAGAGCTTTATACCGGTGGCTTTTTAGAAAGAGAAATAGCTGAAATTATGGGTGTATCTCAACAGGCAGTCAATCTAAATGTTAAAGAAGCATGTAAGATGATATCAAAATACTTAGTAAAAAGAAAAGTTAATGAATTGGAGAAACAATATGCGACTTAAATTACATGAATGCACTGTTGATCTGCCTAGCGGATTAAGCGTAGAAGAAAGAAATAATTTTGTAAAAAATATATTAGAAGAATATCCAGGTAATTTTATCACAACTGGAGATTTAGGAATAGATAAATTGCCGAATATAAGACTTGATATTTTAGCTACTTACATTTTACAAGGGGTTAAAGATATAAGAAAGGATAAAACGATTATGAGCCGATATAAGGAAAAACGTAGACCTTTTCAAGAGACAGTTATTAGCAATTTATCAAATAAGCAAAAGAGCGGAAATTTAGGATTAAAAAATAAATATTATAGCATTAATGATGAAATATATAAAAATTATTGATATTTTACTTGTAAAATAGCTTTTTTATGGACTTATATTAATATACGATACAAAGTTTTGTCTGGGTGTAGTGAAGTCAGGTATCACGGATGATTTGGGATCATCAGGTCGCAGGTTCAAATCCTGCCACTCAGACCATAACGATCAGGCTCATGTTCCTTACGAGGACTGGGCTAATTATATACGGGTAGCTCAGTTGGTAGAGCGTTGGTTTGAAGAGCCAAGCGTCGTGGGTTCGAGCCCCACCCTGTATGCCATGAGATATACTCTTTTTGGATTCCAAATCCTTTTGAGAGATACAGTTATCAAAATGTTAAAACTTGGTTGCTATGTCTGTTTGATTTTTTTGTTTATAGTGTCTGTACTTTTAATTACCTCCTATGTTTTTTTGCAAGCAGGCATAGCAATATATAATACGGAAAGGAAAGGTTTAATAGTTGACTGGATATAAGAATAAAGAAAAAGTTTTAATACTATCTGATTTACATTGTCCTTTTCATAACGAGAAAATGATTTTAGATATTATAAATAAACACAGGTTTAGTATAGATACTATAATCTTTGGTGGAGATATTATTGATTGTGAATCAGTTAGCTTCTTTCCTAAAGAGAATAGAAAATCATTAGTCGAAGAAATGGTAATAACATACAATTTGCTAAATAAGATAGATAAGTTAACACCTGATGCTAAAAAGATTTTAATTAAAGGTAATCATGAACATAGGTTTGATAGGTTTTTAGCTGAAAATAAATCTGAATTAAATATATTTCATAGTAATAACATTCTTGAAAATATAGTTAACGGATTTTCAGTTCATAACAGGGATACGGAAAATAAAACAGTATATTCAAAACTTTCAGATAATTTTATTGTTATAAATAAATGGTTTGTTCAGTATGGAGACATTATTGTATCTCACCCAACAAATTATTCAAAAATACCACTCAAGACTGCTACTATGGCAGTTGAACATTTTGTAAAGCGAGGAATGATTTTCAATACTATGTTTATTGGACATACTCATAAATGGGGTGATACATTCTTTTATAGCAAATGGATTGGTGAGTTAGGATGTTTATGTATGCCTATGGAATATTCTGATAATGGTAATGTTAATTACACTCCTCAGATTTATGGTTACGCTGTTATTACTTTAGTAAATGGTATTACAGATTATGATAATAGTAAGCTGTATAGAGTGGAAGAAAAGGGTGATAACAATAGCTGCTAAGAAGAATAGACCTAAGATGGAGACAAAAAAAGAATTAATGTCTTATCTTAGAAGAAACAAAGATATAGAATTACCTTTTGTTCAAGAAGTATGGGACTTAGCTGTTGAGCAAACAGCAGGAAAAGTAGCTGGAACTAAGGCTGTTGAGACTACTGATATAAATGGTGATATTAAAATAATAAAGATACCAGATATTATTGATAATCCTGTTTCTAAGTATTTTCAACTAATGGCTTTAAAACGAAACAAAGAAAAAGGTGAAGCTTTAAGAGATAAAAATAAAGATAAAACTTCTAATCAAGTTGAAATAAAGAATGATGAAAACCTTGAAACAAAAATTGACGAAGATGATGATATTTTAGATGTTGAAAAAAACTCATTTATAACTGGACTTATAAATATATATTTTTCTAAAGTTAATGATGAAGATTTAGATTTTGTAGTTAGTAGATTATCAGAATATTATACTAATTATGAGTTTAATGAAGGTTCAGATAAATTTTTAGTTGTTTCCGTTGTAAGTGATGAATTGTCTCTCCGAGAACTATATTCAAAAAGAGTAAAAGGCTCGGATAATGAAAAAAGAATAAAAGATGTTCAGGATGGTTATTTAAAAAAACTAGACAGTTTAAAAGTTTTGAAAAAACAAGGTAGTGCAATAGATGAAGGTAAAAACAAGTTTACAGTATTTGTTGATGAATTAGAAAAAGCAGGAGAGTTGAAATTTAAAACTCCGGAAATTGATAATGATATTATTGGCGAATTAGTAAAAGCCATTAATAATTCTGTAATAAGGGCATTTAGTGATGGCTAATAAAAAGCTAAAACAACAGATTAGAAACAAATATGCTAAACGAAGATTACTAATTGCACAATCCATTTGCTTTTTTAGAAAATATCCTGAAATTTTTATAGAAGAAATGCTTGAAATTAAGTTGAATATTTATCAAAAGGCTTTAGTTAGAGCCTTTTTTGATTGCAAATATTCATTATGGATTCTATCAAGAGGGTTAGGAAAGACCTGGCTTGGAGCTTTGTGTATCATAACTTATTGTATGTTGTACAGAGGCACTTTTGCAGGTGTTATAGCCCCTTCATTCAGACAATCTAAAATGGTTATTGAAGATAAGATTGTTAAGGACATTATGGATAGAAGCCCATTCTTGAGAAGCGAAATAAGCAGAGTTATTATTTCACAAGCTGAAGCAAAAATTGAATTTTACAACGGTTCAAGAATACTAGCCGTACCAACTGGTGATGGTAATAAAATCAGAGGTTATAGATTTCATATTCTATTTTGCGATGAATATGCTCAAATTCCAAAGGAAATTCTTGATTTAGTTGTAAACCCCATGATGAACGTTAAGCGAGGGTATGAAGTTGGCAAAACGGATTACGATGATGCCGTTGGTAATAGATTATTAGCTACATCCTCTGCCTATTATCAACATAATCATTTATACGATTTAACTGTTCAATATATTAAAGAAGTTTCTAATGGAAATTTAAAATATTTTGTTTCCATAATGGATTATACAGTTGGTCTTTCTGTAGGATTATTCGACGAAGATCATATTGAAAAAGAAAAAAAACGCCTCTCCCCTATTGATTTTGATATGGAATATGGATGTAAATTCCCTAACCTATCAGACAATGGCTGGATTAGTCCTGATGATTTACAGAAATGTTCGGTATTAAAGAATTTTCAACTTAAAGGAATTAAAGATTATGAGTATGTTATAGGTCTTGACGTTGCTAGAATTGAAGGAAATGACAATAGTATAGCTCATGTCTTTAAACTAATACATCGCAAAGGAAGTATGGAAAAACATTTAGTCTATACAAAATCAATGAACGGACTAAAGTTTGAAGATCAGGCAAAAGAGGTTAGAACTCTCCTAAAAAGGTATCCAAACACAATAAGAATTTTTATGGATACTAATGGTCTTGGTGTTGGTTTATCAGATGAACTAAGTAAGCCGTATTGGGATTTTGAAGAACAAAAAGAATATCCTCCATTAATTGATATAAATGATGAACAAGCTGTCAAAGACATACCTAACGGCGTTCCTATTATTTATGGTTTTAAGCCTACTCCAGAGATTAATCATAAATGTGGTATGGCTGTTAAAACCGCTACTCAAAAAGGATTACTTAAGATGTATAGCTTGGATGCAGGAGATATAGAAGGTAAATTTAGTGATAAACCTCTTACTGATGAAGAGGAAATGCAAATACTTGAAGCTGAAGCAACCAGGAGAGAAGTTATGGCTATTGTTGCCGAACCTCAAGGTACATATTTGAAATTTCATCCTGTAAGTAAAAAATATAGAAAAGATAGATGGTCTGCTCTTGGTTTTGGATTGTATGGAGCTGAAATTATAGAACAAGAAAGAAATAAAAGTGATGATATACCTCTAGTTGGATGTGTATCAAGTAGATAGGAGTATTTAATGGAATTAAAAAATTTAGAAGATTTAATAACTGTATTTAAGGCAGCAATTTTAACAAAACAAAATTTAGGTATTATAATTGAAATGCCTGATTTTGAATCTCCTGAAATAATAGTAAATCCTACAGAAAATTTATCAAAGAAATTAGAATATTACCAAAATACTTATGATGAGAATTTAGAACATAAACATGCTAAAGGAATTAAAATCATAGGCTATACTTTCTGTTAAGGTGGTGTTTAAGTGGATGAAATAAAAAACAGTGAAATTTTAGAAGCTGCCGGAACAATCAAAGAAGTTTCTTATGGTAAATTCTATTCTTCCAATTATGAATTGAACGGAAACCCAAAAGGTTATAATTTGGAAATTTTAGTTAAAAACCCACAAGAAAATATTGAAAAGATTATATTATTAGCAAAGTATTACTATCATAAAAACGGCATGATAATGCGTGTTGTAAATATCATAAGAGACTTTGGCTCTGATAATCTTAATCTTGAGTATCCAACTAAGGACAGAAAAACTAAAAGAATAATTGAGAATTTTAATAAAAGAATTAATATTAATGAGGTTACTAAAGATATAATTTTTGAAGTAGCTCTAACCGGAAACTGTGCAGGTTATAATAGAGATGGAAAAAGAATTGATATTTACCCAATATCAAGGATAAAAGTATCTCCCTTAATAATAAACAATAAACCAGTTGTATGTTACAAAGCAGACGAATTGCTTTATGATTTTAACTATACCTCTTATACTGACATCCCCGATGAAATTATTGAACAAATAAAATTAGCTTATCCAAGTGAAATAGCAGATGGGTTCGAAAATAATAAAAATATTGTAGTTCTTGATACCAAGAATTCTTTTTTTTGTAAAGTAAATTCTTCAAGATATGAACCTTATGGAGTTACTTTTCTCCTTCCTGCCTTTGATGAATTAGCTCATAAAAATGTATTAAAAGAAGCTGAAACATCAACAGCTAATGCAATAATAGAAAAAATACTTAGGATAAGTGTTGGTGATAAAGATAATAAGCCTAATGATACTGCTGTTGAATTTTATGATAATTTGATAAATGGCAAAAAGGGTTCAATTAAGGCTACTGTTCCTTACTATGTTGATATGAAATGGATAGAACCTGATAGCTCAATCTTTGGTGAAAATAAATTTATTCAAGTTGATAAGGATTTATTGTCCGCTTTAGGGGTTAGTTTGACACTTATCAGAGGTGAGGGCGGTGGTAACTATTCAGATGGAATTATTAATGTCGCCGGACTTATTAAGACTATTGAAAATATTAGAAACAGTATAATTAGTGTTATTGAAGATTGGTATGCTCAAGAATTGATAAGAAACGGCATAAATGTGTCGCATTGTCCAAAGGTTAGTTTTCCAAAAATCAATATTGATGATAACTCAAGAATTGAATTAGTTCAGTGGTTATTTGAACATGCCGGACTTCCCTACTCTGTTTTATACAATGAAAGTGGATATGATTATACTTCTGTTAAATTATTAAGAGAAGAAGAAAATGAAGAAAATGTTGAAGATATATTTGAACTTAGAGATCAACCTTTTCAGGGTCCAGCTAAATCAGAAGGACAACCTGAAAAAAGTTTAAGCAAAAGAAAAACAGATAAATCAAAGTCAAATAATGATCAACCTAGACCTTCAGATTAGGAGGTATAAATGCAAAAAGAAAAAATAACGTTGGAATTTACAGGCTCTGTATTAGAATCAATAACTGAAAATATGGAGTTGGCTGGCTATAACGATAAGGATATTATGGCTATAAGGGGTGTGGCTTGTTATGAGGGTATTAATAAAAATGGTGCTCTCCTTGAACGTGCTGATTTGCAAAAATCGGTTGATTCTTTGTCATGCAAGCCGGTTAAAATTCGTTTTGTAGACAATAATCCTACAGGTCATGGCTTGAATTTAAAAACTGGTAAATTTGATAAATTAGTTCAAAGAATTGGTTTCATAAATTACGCTTGGGGAAGTTTGAATACCGATGATCTCTCTGATGAGGAAATAAGGGCTGATTTTGATAAAGATTTTTCTGAACGCAAGGGTATTTATGAGATTAAATTTGAAGCCGTTATATGGCAGAAGGATTTCCCTAACATTTGCAAAAGGCTAAGAGAGCTGCATGATAATGGTAATCTTAAATTTTCTTTTGAAATGGAACGTGATTTTATAATCACTGATGAAGGGTATAAAAAATGTTTTAATATACACTTTACTGGTATTGCAATTGTTGATAATCCTGCTTTCCCTGAAGCTAAGAGCTTAATGGTTGCAGAAATTTTAAATAAAGGAGATAAGATTGAAATGGATGAATTAAAGAAATTGATTGAAGCTATGAGTGCCAATATGAGTACAGAAATAGCTGAACAGTTTAATCAGAATCTTGGTGCTTTAAATAATAGTATAGAGACTTTAAAGAGTGAAAATGCTGATTTGAAAGTTGAGGTTGCCGAAAAAACTGGTGAGTTAGCCGATGCTAAGGCTGAACTTGATAATGTAAAGACAGAACTGGCTGAATTTAAGTCTAAAGAAGAGAAAGCTGAAAAACAAAAGGTTGGTACTGAAAGATATGAAAAATTAAAGAAATATGGTGAACCCATAAAAACTGTTGATGAAATAGCTGAACTTACAAAAGAGGAATTTGCAGATTTGCTTTGTGAAATGGTTGATAGTTATGTACCAGATGAAATGAGTTCTATAGGTGTTCCATTTACTAAACAAAAAAGTGAAACTTCGAGTAAAGAAAAGTTACTAGGCTTATTAATATAATTTAGGAGGATTTATAATGATAATTAGAAGAATTGGTAAAGGTAGTATAGATTTAGGTTTGTACGAAGCTGGTGAAGATTTAGTTAAAGGCAGAGCTGTTTGTTTAAAAAACAGAAAAATTGTTTATCCAACTGCTACTACTGATATAATATTAGGCTTTGTAAATGGAGCTATTGACTCTAACGAAGGTTCTGATAAAGATCATGACGTTATTAAGAAGGGTAAAAGAGTTGCCGTTCAAACATTAGCTAAAAACAATATGTTTGCTACAACTGAATATTCAGGAAATTTAGCTGCCGACGATGTTTTAACTTTTGAAGTTGGGACGGGAAAAGTAATTAAGTGTATTGAAGGAACAACTGCCGATGCTTTATTTACATGCGATAGCATTTCAAAAGCTGGCGGACACAATTTTTGCGAACTTTTTATAATATAAATAACAATCTTGTTTAATATTAAATTTTAGGAGGACGAATAATGGCAAAATTAAATATAATGGAAATTGCCGAACAAATAGCAAATGGGCAATTATCAATGGAAGATAGCAAGGTTAAAGAAGCTGAAGCTATATTAAAAGAACTTGCATCTACTGTTGATGGAAAAAATGAAATTGCATCTGTAATAGGTATTTATATAGATAGGACTTTTAATAAGTTTGATATTGCTCCTTATCTTTGCGAATACAGAAACTTTAGTTTGGGTGATAGCCCTGAGTTCAGATTAAAGAAAAAAGGTATTAAGGCTTATTGGATAGCTCCAAATTCTACAACTCCAAAGTCAAGAAACTTTCAAGAAACACTTACTATGGAATTTGAGACTATTTCTGCTAGACCAGAGGTTTACTTAGATGAAATAGAAGCTGGAAGAATTCAAGGTTTTGTTGAGTTAGTTAGAGATACTCAGGAAGCTATTAAAAATGGAATTAGCGGTAAGGTATTTACTTTATTGGGACAATTCTATAACTTAACTAAAAATGCTGATTTTTATGCACAAGATACTACTTCATTAACTGCTGATACACTAGATGAAGCTATTGACAAGATTTTCTATGAAACTGGAAAGAAACCTACTATTATAGCTGACTATATGTTATCACAGCAAATTACTAAGTTTGAAGGATTTACAGATGAAGCCCTTGAAGAAATCAGAAACAATGGAAAGCTTGGTACTTACAGGGGTGCAACTATAATGGGATTACCTCAGATACTTGACCCTGTTACTGAAGAAAATGTTGTTCCTACTAACAAATTATTTGTATGCTCTCAGAAAATTGGTTATGCAGGTACTTATGGTAATTCAAAAACTGGACAAGAAGTTGATATTGATAACTGGACTTGGAATGTAAGACTTGATAAAAACTGGGGTATGACTGTTACTGAACCGAAAGGTTTGTATGTAATTGAGATAGTATAAGACAAATTTAGCTGCTCGTAGGAGCAGTATATTAATTAGATATGCTGATAACGAAAGTTATAAAAACTAAGGTAGACGTACCTTGCTGTCAAGTTAACAGTTAGAGATAGCAATTATACAAATAGGCGTAAGGCTATAAAAAATAATAAGGTGAGGTTAATATGGAAAAAAAAAATGTAAAAATACAAAATTTAAACGCTTCAAAAATCAGACTTAATTTCATAAAACTTAATGGTAGAACTGTTCCTATAGCCGGAAATGGTATAGCTAAAATAACTGAAGATGAGTTGCTTTATTTAATGAACAATTCTCAAGCAATTAAAAAAGGAAGCATCAAAGTTATTAACGAAGATGAATTATCAAATGACATTGATAAAGAAGATTTATTATCTCCAAATGTATTGACAGAAGATGAAATTGTTGAATTACTTAAAAAATCTCAAGCGACCGTCAAAAAAGAAATAGCTGAAATTGACAGTTTGGAAGTTATTGAAAGAATATTTAATAAGGCTAATGAGTTAGATAAATCAGTTAAGTTGATAGCTATTATTGAAGAAAGATTAGAAGAATTAAGACAAATAATCTAGTGGAGGTGGTTTAATGGCAACTCCATTAAAAGATATAGAAAACATTTTAGACTTATTAAAATCTCAAAGTGAAATATTTAACGATGCCACTATTCCAGAAAGATATTGTTCATTAGGATTGATACAAACTGGACTTCAATTAAATAAAGATTATGAAATTATATCAGTTGAAGAAAATGGTACTACTGTTAAATATGTTGAGAATATAAATAGCAGAGAATGTTATTTAACTGCTCTTTATGCTTATAGAACCTATGCTTTGCAGAAGCATGATGAATTTGCAAGTAAAGCCGTAGGAGTTAAAACAATATCATTTGCTGTTACGGGGCTTATTGACAGAGCTAGACAAACAATGAAAGTTGTTGAATGGTGTGATATAGAAATTTCAAAAACATTACAACAACTTGTCTCCCCTTCTGGATTTTCTTCTGAAATGACTGGAGGATATTGAAATGACTTTATTACAAGTTGAAACAAAGTATAAGAACATTGATGAATATGAAAGCCTTTCAAAAAGAATATTTTCTTTAATTGAGCTTATTGAACTTGCCGGGGTTAAGGGTGAAGAATTTAAAATTTTAAGGCGAAGAATTTTAAATGCTGGAAATGATGTACTCAGATTAATGGATGGTGATGGCGATGGCATTAACTGATAATAACAGTCTAGGTATACCGGTATCCGATATAAGAGATATTATTTCTGATGTTATGGAAACTCTCGGTGAACCTATTGAGATAAATGGACTTACTACTGTAGCGACTATTGTTGATGCTAAAGAAGCTATTACTGTATTTCGGCAGAATTTGAAGCAGATCGTTGTTTTATATAACATTCCTATTGAACGTGGGGATTTAGTATATTTCAGAACTGATAAAATTGGAATTATTTATAATATTCCTAATGAAGACATTGTTAGCTATAACGCTGAAATGCTTGTTTTTAATAGTTCAATAGATATTCATAAAGATGAAGTGGTGTATGACGAAGATATTAACTCCTCTACATATGGTTCAATTATAAGTTCAGGCGAAAATTTTCAATTTACGCAAAAAGGGTATATCGAAAGATTAACTACAAGTGAACAATTAACTGATATGGGTTATAGAATATTTACTTCTTTTAAGTTTATTACTGATGTTAGTTTTGTACCGGATTATGCAGATATAATTTATTTCAAAGGTAAAAGATTCAAGATAAATGATATTGATACAGTTACAAGAGGTCTGGTTACGATTGAAATTGTGGAGATGATTTAATGGGTAAGATTAATCAGCTATCAATAGAATTTAATGAAGAAAAATTCATTTATGATTTATGTGATAAATTAATAAATTGTGTAACTGAAACGCTTGGGCGAATAGAAGCTGAAATGAGATTTTTGGCTAAATCAAATACTGTAAAAAGCAGTATAAAATCTGAATTTGATAGTTATAGACATGATTTAGTTAATTATGGATTTTCTTTAATAGAAGGTAAAGTTGGAAGCACATCTTGGAAATCTTTTATTGAACAGTATGGTACTGGTTCTAAAATGAATCCTGTAATGAATGTGGATTTTGAATGGTATCGTAGTAGCATATATTGGAATCCTGCAAGACAAGGAAAAGCCGTTGTTGGTAGACCCGAAGGCGAATATGATACTTTAGATTGGGAAAGTGTCGATGGTGGAACAGTTACCAAATATTCAAGTGGTAATTACGAAGGGCAAAATTTAGAAGAGCTTAAAACTAAAATGCCTAACGGTGGTATGGCAAGAATGTTTACACCTCAAGAACCTAATGAGTTTATGAGTAATGCTATGATAAGAGTTCATAGTGATTTTGAAAAATCATTAGTAAATATAATGAAGTCAATTAATTTAAATAAATACCTTATTACAGGAAAGTAGGTGGTCACATGAGGTTTGTTGATATATCGGGATTAGCTTTTTTAAAATTAATTAAAGACAAAGAATTGCTTGATTTATTAGATATTCCTGAGCCTAGAGACGTTAAAACAATAAGAAAACATATATTAAATGAAGCATATCCTACTGACTTAATAGAAAGTGATATATCAAGATTATGTGTTTATGAAATTACATCATCTACTAAATCTCGTAATTCATTAGAAACTTGCTACTTAGAATTTGATATATATGTTCACAAAAGAATAAATCAAGCAGATAAGAGAGCTTCTCTTATTGCTAATAAAATAAATAAATTATTTAATGAACAATACCTTGATGGTTATAAATTAAGTTACTTTCATAGAATGGCTAGTCCTAAGACAAGCTCTGAAGATTGGGTTAAATATGGAGTGATTTTTAGATACGATAATATCGTAATTTAATAAGGAGGAAATCGCAATATGAAACAAATATTATATGGTGTTGGTAAATCTCTTTTAAAGAAATATACTGATCCAACTAAAATAATTGCAATGTCAGAATTGAAAGATTTAACAGTACAATTTTCTGGCGATGAAGAAGAAGTTACAGGTGGAGATGGTTTATATCCTTTAGCTTATTTTCCAAAAGCAAAGTCAATAACAATTAGTGCTACGAATGCTACTTTTGATATAGGTATGCTTGAAATGTCTCAAAATACTGTTTCTTCTACTGGTGCTGTTGAAATGACAGAAATTTTTAATTATGAAATACCTTCCGGCGGAGTTGTAGAGCTTGAACATGAGCCTAATGTCAATAGTATTGTAGTTAATGGCTATACTGCGTACACAGGAAGTAACCCTATCCCAGCAGGACAGTACAAAGCTGATATTGACTCTATAACATTCTCAACGGAAGATATAGGCAAAGAAATTACAGGATATTATGAAAGACAAACTTCTTCAAAAGCTACAAGTGTAGCAGGATTAAAGGATGGTATGAGTCAGACCGCTATATTTATCCACAGAATCCCTATATATGATGATAATACAACAATTGTTGGACAAGGACAATTGACAATATTCAAGTGTAAATCAGATGGTAATTTTGAATTTAACTTTGCTGAGAAAACTGCTTACGCTCCTAAATTTTCACTAAAGGCTTTAGACCCTAAAAGAGCTGATAAGAAACTTTGGGATTTTGTAATTGATCCGGTTGCTTAAAACATGGGGGTAATATTCCCCCTTTTAATACTTTTAAAACAAAAGGAGTGGTAAAATGAAAGATACGGATAAGATTGATAAAGATTTTAATGAACTAGATATAGCTTTGGGAAATCCCAAAGTGGTCGATTCTTTCGCGGATGGCAAAAACAGAAGTTTAAATTTTGTACCAATGAGTAAATTTTCAGAATTCATGAAATGTGTTAATTCCATAGATTATAAAAATTTATGGATTAATTATATGAATGAGGATATGCAAGAAAGTTTAATTAAAGTCTTAAAAATGTCTTTTATAGAAAATGAATTAGATGAAATACTGGAACAAATTAATGCTGAAAATTATCCTGAAATAATTACTAAAATATTAAAAATTAATGGAATTGAATTAAAAACTAATGAAGGAATTGGTGAAAGTCAAGCAAAAAAGGAATAGGCTTTCGTCAGGGTATTAATTTAATATATGCATTTACATCTCTTACTCCTGACGATGTTAAAAATATGGGAAATGTGCAATATCAAGATTTAATATCTTCGATTAGCAGAAAATTAAATTGGGATTTGCAAACTAATATAATTGCAGTAACTGGAAAGTTAGAAAATGAAGATAATCCTCTTTTCCCAATTGAACAAGAAGAAGATAAAGTTTTTAGATTAAAAGATGCTTTGGCTTTACAAGAACAATGTAAATAAGAAAATTAATAAGGTAGGTATCCCCTGCCTTATTTTTATATAAGGAGGTTTTATATGGCTGATGATTTAAAATTATTTGGTTCTGTCGGTCTTGATATATCTACTCTAAAGAAAGATATAGAAGCTTTAAAAAGTGAAATTAAAAAAGGCAATAAAAGTGTCAATGAACTAGGTAAGGTTTTCGATGATGTTAATGTTAAATTAAATAATACTTTTAAGAATGTTAACATAAGCGATATGGCTAAAATATTTTCTTCTATGGAAGCTTTGCAAACTAAACATAACACGAAACAATTAAATAGCATTACAGTAAATAATGCCAAAATACTTCAAAACCAACAAAAAACTGATGCTAAAATTCTTTCAGATAAATTAAAAAATGAAGCAAGAATTTCTGAAATAAATTCAAGAACCACAAGTAATGGACTTAAGCAAATAGGCATAGATGCACAAAATAGAACAAAAGCTATAAATTCTGAGACAGCAGCAATTAAACAACAAATAGCTCAATACAAGCTTCTTGAAGCTCAAAAGAAATATACTTCAACAAGCAGCTATAACAGTTTTTCCAATAGATTCAACAGTTTAGCAGACTACTTATTAGCCAGTACAGGTATGTATTCTGCTATTTCTGCGTTTAATAAAGTATTAGATGTAAATAAGGACTTTGAAGTTCAACAAATATCACTTCAAAGAGTTCTTGATGGTACTGTCGTACAAATGGAGAGACTTAAAGGTATTACTTTTGAAGTTGCTACTGAAACTGGTAATCTAGTAAATGATATTCAAACTATTGAAAACTTATGGATAAGAACTGGTGTTGAAACTTCTGATGCTATTAAGGAATTAAGTAAAGTTACAGCTATGGGGTTAAATGTTGCTGAATTTGATAATGCAGAACAGAGTGTCAGTTTTTTAAATGCAGCTATCAATCAGATGGTCAACGGCGATTGGAAACAAGCAGAAAACATTTTAAGTAGTTGGGCAAAAGTATCAGATTACACTGCTGTTAAGACTACTAAAGATTTAGCTGAAGTTGTTGCACGTTCTGGTTCTTATGCTAAACAATTAGGAATGAGCTACCATGAGCTTAATGCAATGTCTGCTATTGTATCTGAAAGAATGGCTAAATCAGGTGAAGAAATCGGTACAGCATTCAAAAGCATTTTTTCCAGAATACAGGATGAAAATTATTATAAAATAATTGAAAGCTATGGTGTTAAAGTTACCGAAGTTGGAAAATATGGATATGAAACTTTTAGAAGCTTCACCGATATTATGGATGACTTGAATGCTAAATTTAAACAATTGTCAGAAGCAGATTATGATGTTGCTATAGCTGAAATTACTAAGGCTCTTGGTGGAACAAGGCAAGGTAATTATATTCAAAATTTGATTGCAGGTTGGGACACTTTCGATGAAAAAGTTAAAATTTCAACTGAGAGTGCTGGATATGTTGCTGAGCAAAACGAAAAAATAATGGAATCTTTTGATAAACAATTGAAACAACTTCAAGCAAGTCTTACTGAATTAGCTGTAATTCTTGGTGATGCTGGAATAATGGACTTTTTAGAAGGATTAGTAAGTGGTGCAACATGGGCTGTTGATGCTTTCAATAGTATGGATGCACCTTTAAGAAATACCATTGCCTCAGTTTCAGAATTACTTATAGCTCTTGGCTTATTAGGAGCAATTAAAAATAAAGTATTTGGAGATCATATAATAAACAAAATGTATGAATCTTTGAAGAGACTTTATTACGGAACTCTTGATATGACTATGGCACAAGAATTACTTAATAAAGGACTAGCTGATGGCTCTCTTGAACAAAAAGATTACAATGATATTGTTGACGCTTTAAACGGTAAACGAAAATTAGAAACCCTAAATACCAATGCTCAAACTGTAGCTGAAAACATACAAACAGCGGCAACCACAAAATTAGTTACCGTAAAAACTCTCTTACATGGTGTTTTGAAATCATTAATCTTTATAATTCCGATGGTTATAGTTGCATATAATACATGGAAAAATTCACAAGAAGAGCTATATAGGCAGCAAGTTGAAAATCTTAAAAAACATAAAGAAGAGCTACAAACAGCTGAAACCTTAATTCAAAGATATGAACATTTAACAAAAGCTTATAAAACTAATGCTGATGGAATCGCAGTTCTTGGCGAAAAAACAGAATACACCAACGAGGAAAAAGCCGAGTTAAAAAATATTACTGAACAGTTAATAGAATTATTTCCTGAATCAGCTAATTTGATAGATACTGAGACAAATGCTTATGGTAGGCAATTAGAAGTTTTGAAAACATTAAATGCCGAAAAGAAAAAAGATATTTTAGATGATTCTAAATTGTTCTTAATTCAAAATAAAAGTTCTTATGATAAAGCTTTGAAAGAAAGAAACCAAAAACAAAATGCATATGATTTAAGAAGAGCACAACTAGATAGATATATTGTTGATGGTAATATTAATCCTAATTGGTCTGCAAATGAAGCAAAAAATTTATCAAAATTAAAAAAAGAAATAGAAGGACTTAATGATGTTATTGAAGAATATAATAACAACATTAAAATTGTTGGTAATATTGAACGTGAATTAAATCCAACTGATCTTTCAGAAGCAGAACAAGAAAAACGGTTACTTCGTCAGAAGAAAGGCAATGCTATTATTCCTACAGACGATGACGAGGACATGGATTATTCAGGGTTAGAACCTTTAGAAGATAGTAAGAAAAAGAAATATAAGCCTTTTGAAATTGACTATAGAGATTTTAATAATTCAATTAAGGCTTTAGAATATGAGCTTAATTTACTTGACCGTAAAGAAAAGTTTTTAGAGGCAACTGGTTATAAGAATCAGGAAGATGTCGATGTACAAAATCTAATCAAAAAGTACAAGGAGCTAAAAAGTGTTCGTGAAGCTTTGCCTTCGAAATATTCTGGAAATGTTGATTTAACACATAGAAATATTGTTTTCGATGACGAAGGTTATTATAACACTTTATTAGGTGAAACTTACGAGTATAAAGATTTTGGCATAAATAAGGCTGGTGCTTTTAATGTCACTCCAATATTACCAGATGGAACATTAATAGAAAATCTTGAAGATTATATATGGAATCAACTAGATAACGGAAAAGCTCTTGAAGATTTAGATATTTTTATGGGCGGAGATTATTCTTCTATTAATGAAGCTGTTAAAGCGGCTATAAAACTCCATGATGAACAGGCAGAGATTTATAATGAGGAAGCGAATTTATTAAGCCTAATAAATGATTTAGCCGATAAAAATAATATGTCTGTTCAGGAATATATAGATAATATTACAAACTTAGATAAAATAACAAGAATATATAATCTGTATATGGAGCAAATTCAAGCTCATAACAATAAAATTAATGAACTGAATAAACAACATGGTGAGTATAAGAGTCTTCTTGTAGATGTTGAAAGACGACTCAATTCCCTATCCCCTACTTCTGAAAATTATGAAGCAGATTTAGAAGCATTAACAAAAGCTCATGATGAATTGTCAGATAAAATTAGACAAACCGTTCTTGATATAAAAGATGAGCAACTAGCCATAGAAGATATAAATAATTCTATAACACAGATGATTATTGATAATTTGTCTAGTGGCTTAAATACTCAGAAAGATATTGCATCAAAGAAATTACAATTACAGCAAGAAAAAGAAATAGCTAAGCTTCAAAAGCAGAATTATAGTGGTAAGTCTCAAGATGAATATAATTCATACATGGACAATAAAATAAATAAGCTTGAAAAGGAATTAAAAATACTTAATGAGCAAGCTGAAGCTCAAGAAAAATTAAATAGACTTAAAAAGATACAGGAAGAAATTGATGCTGTTAAGGCTGATACACGATTTGCCTACATTGATGAAACTACTGGCAGAGAAATTTATACTTACGATAGAGGCAAGGTAAAAGAGCTTGAAAAACAGTATCAAGATGAACTCCAGAAGCAACGTGAAGATGATAATAAGCAAAAAATACAAGACGAAATTGATTCTTTAAAAGAACAGCAAAAAGTTGCCAATGATGCTTACAATAAAGCTTTGAAGGATTTAGAAAAATCTCATAAGAATCAGATTGAAGCTTTGAATGAATATTGGGAACGGAAATTAAGATCTGAAAACATTAAGCAACAAGCATTAAGTCTGATACAAAGCATTGGTTATAAAAATGCTCTTGGTGCTACTAATCAGTTTAATCTTAATATGTCATCATTATATGATGAACAAGCCTTTCAATCTTATATAGATGGTAAAAAGATTACTGATAGCTTGTTTGACGGCTTATTTAGCGATTTGGATTCTTATATTGCTGAATATATGTCAAAAATTAATTCTCTGAATGGCTCTAGTAGTAAAAGTTCGGGTTCATCTAGTAGTGGTAGTTCTGGCTCTAATAGTTCAAATAGCTCCAATCAAAATAATGCTACTGCTACTATACCTGGAGTGGGTACTGTTCCTGTTCATATTGACAACAATGGAAAAACTACTACAAGTGGATTGCCAGCAGGAACTGTTGTACATACTGGCGGTGGAGACTATGAAATTACTGGTGGAACTGGTGGTAATTATACAGCTAAGAAAAAATATGCTCTTGGTGGAGTTAATGATTTTACTGGGTTAGCACAACTTGATGGTACTCCTGCTACTGTTGAGACTATATTTAATGCAACTGATGGCAAGAAATTGTATGATTTAGTTCATGACACAAGTAATCTATCACAATTGGTTGCTAACAATATATCTAAAAATGTAGGCAATTTTACTGTAAAGTCACCTACTTTTAGCATGGGCGCTGATATTTCTAAGAAAAATCTATCGAGTGATAAAAATAAGCAAGTGGTTATTTACATTAATAAAGTAAATGCAGATAATTTTGATGAATTTATGAACTCAATAAGTCCATATATAAGTGCTAGATAATTAAAAAATAACTTCATTTCATGTTGTAATAAAGTGACTTGAAGTTATTTTTTATTGATTTTACTTGTTTTTACCCCTATTTATCGTTATATACATATATACGAATCGAGGTGAGAATATGATTTTAAAGCCAAGCGAAATACTCCCTGACAATGGAGCTTTTTCTGCTGAAAATGCAATACAAATCACATGGAAAAACAATGGTGATTCTATGAAAGCATATGAAATAATTGTTGAAGATAACTCTACTGGAAACCAAGTTTATACAAGCGGAAAAATTAATGCATATTCAGGGAAGCATACCATATCTGCGAACACTCTTGTTAATGGTATATTATATAGATTTAAAATTAAGGTTTACAACGGAATTGATGAATATGCAATTTCTGATTATAAGGTGTTCTCTTGTTATAGCAGCCCTTCCGTTGTTATTCCTAACGATGGCTATATAAGAAATCAACTATTGACGGTTTCTGCTGTTTATAATCAGAGTCAAAATATTTTATTAAACACTTATAAATTTATTTTATATGATGAATATGAAAACATACTTGAGGAAAGTGAATATAAGTACGATGGTTTATTAAATCATAATTTTACTTATAAGTTAGAAAATGACGGAGTTTATAAAGTAGAATGCGTAGTATTCACTGTTAATGGAATCTTAGGCTCTAGCGGAAAGGTTACTTTAACTGCTCAATATGAAGCTCCAACTGTATATTTTCAAATGCAGACAAGCGTACCATACGATAAATGTTACGTTGAATTAGCATGGTCAACAGTTAGAATTATAGGTAAAACAATCAACTCCCCTGTCTATATTGATAGCAATATGATTGACTTATCTAATGATATATTAACCTATGATGATTGTTTTGAATTGCCTGCAAAATTCACCTTAAGGATATGGTTAAAAAAAATAAAAATAAAAATAAATTTGGTTGAATTAATCGGTTCAAATGGTTCTATTATTATAAGTTATTATGATAACAAATTTCACGCGTTTAGGAACGTAAAGGATATCAAAACACATATTGTTTCTCAGGAATTAAACGTATTAGAAGATGATTTAGTATATGTATGTTTACAACAGTTAAATGGATTTATGAATATTTTTTGTGAGGTGATTTAATGGCAAACAGATCAAATTTTCCTCAGAGTATAGATGTTTTTATAGAGCATTATGATATACAAGCTTCAGAAAAAAGTTCTGTATTAAGATATCAAGAATTAAAGCTAAAGCCTACTTTAACGACATCTGAGCAGTTGGAATTAAGTGATTTAACAACAGTTTTAAGAGATAAAATTTTTACTCCTGAAGATTTTAATAAGCTACAGGACTGTATTACTAACTTAGAAATATTTTTTAGAGATAATGTTGATGATTATATTGTAACTAAGCAGAATGATGTTAGCCAAACTGTTATTAATGCTAAGAATGATGTACAAGCATCTAAGAACAGTGCTTTACAAGCTATTGAAGATAAAAAGGCTGATATTATTGAGTATATGGACTCAACTACAGCAGGTGCTATAAGAAATGATATGGGTGTTATGGGTGAATTATTAACATTTGATAAATCAAGTTTAGTTAACGCAATTAATGAAGTTCTTCTAATGGCTTCAAATTCATATATAGACGGTGGAATATTTTAGGAGGTTTATAAATGTCAAATAAAATTCAATTTAAACGAGGATTAAGAGCAAATTTACCAACATTAGATATTGGCGAACCTGCTTTTACTACTAATGATAAAGCAATACATATTGGAACAGATGCAGGTAATATTGAACTGGCTAAGAAATCTGATATACCCACATCTCTCCCTGCAAATGGTGGCAATGCAGCAACAGCTACAAAATTACAAACAGCCAGACAAATAAACGGAGTTGCTTTTGATGGGAGTGCAAATATAACAATATCAGCAACAGATAATACAAAGGCTCCTATAAATCATGCAAGTGGTAACACAACCTATGGAATTGGGACTAGGTCAAATTATGGTCATGTAGCTGTAATAGATGACTTAAATGGTGGATATGGAGAAGCTCATGTTTTACACGCTAATCAAGGAAGGACGTTAGATATTAACAAAGCTGACAAGTTTCTTACATTGATAAGAACTATATCATTGCCAATGACTACTAATGATACGATACTATCATTTAGCGAGGCTGGAATTACGGGCTATGATGAAATACTGTTTGTAATTACTGGTAACTTATCTTTTACGGTAGGAAACTCTAGCAATCAAAGCATTAGCATTGATTTAAGAAATAGAGGAAATACTAACAGGATAAATTTATTGAATTGCGGCAAATATTCTGGTAATTATTCAGCTAACGTAAATGTACAATCAAGCACACAAGCGATAGTAAGACAAAGCTTTAATGAAAGCGCATTAGCAATGTCACCATCCTTGATGTTTGGACCGGATTATAACATATTGTTAGATGGTTCGAACATTCTTATATCATGGAGTAGTAATACAACAATTAATTCAAGTTCTTTAACTTTAAAAATATATGGTAGAAAATTTATATAGTGAGGTAAAGCAAATGAAATACACTTTAATTTTAAATAAAAATAATCCCCTGATTGCACTTAGTAAATCTATTATTTATCTTGACAACACAGTCAATGATAATGAAATAGAAATAACAGAAGAGCAATACAATCAAATAACAGAATTTCCATTAAAGTTGACTATTGAAAATGAAAAAATTATATCATGGGAAAAGACTACAATAGAACCTGACCCTGTTGAATTAGAAAAACAACTCGAACAATCGAAAATAGAAAAAATAGCTCAAACAAAACAACAACTTGCTGAATTCTTAGAAATTTATCAACTTATATACAACAGCGAATACTACTCTGTTACACAAGAAAAGCAAGCACTTCTTACAAGTGCAATAGCAGCGTATCAGCTAAAAGTACAAGCTGGTACCCCAGCCATGCTTAAGTGGAACACAACCGGCGATGTATGTAGGGAATTCACCTTAGAGGAAATTACAGGATTAGTTATTGCAATCACTAATTATGTACAGCCGCGAGTTGAGAGACAGCAGGAGCTTGAAATACAAATTAAAAACTGTACTACCATTGAAGAACTTGACAACATAATAATTGACTATGAGGTGGTATAGTTGAGACAGTTAAATAAAAATACGTTCCTATTTGCAATCGGTGGTCTACTGTATTACTTGATTGAAATATTATGGCGTGGATATAGTCATATAAGCATGTTTGTTATAGGCGGTATTTGTTTTGTGCTGATAGGGTTAATTAATGAATATCTGTCATTTGAAACTCCACTGTGGAAACAACAGTTAATAGCAGCGGTCATAGTTACGTCCGTAGAGCTCATAGCCGGATTAATCGTTAATGTTTGGTTAGGATTAAATGTTTGGAATTATAATAATTTAAGGTTTAATTTTATAGGTCAAATTTGTTTAGAATATAGTTTTTTGTGGTTTTTATTATCTGGTGTTGGAATTGTAGCAGACGATTGGTTAAGATGGAAGTTATTTAAGGAAGAAAAACCGAGGTATAAATTAGTGTGAAATTTGAGCTTAAAAGCTCTTTTTTAATATAGAAAAGAAGGTGAAGTATGATAATTGGATATGATTTGATAGGCAAAAGTATTTTTAATATTAATACTCCATCTATAGAAAATATTTCTGTAATGAATATTACTGGTTGCATAATTGATGAAACTCATATGCAAACCACCATTGTAAATAGTTCAATCAAGCAGAATTGGACTAACGGAACAGTTTTACTCGCTAAATACGACGGAGATTTGGAAGCCGGGAATATTCTGATGAGAGAAAATCCTATTGATAAATTACGGATTAAACGAAGAAGTTATAAGCAACAGTCTTTCAAGACCTTAAAAGAGTTAGATTTTGATCCTAACCCGGCACAACTAATATATAAAGATTATACCCCCTTATCAGGTGACGAATATGAATATATTGTTGTTCCTGTAGATAGTTCAGGCATTGAGGGTGTTATTGGTAGTGTAACTGCTGTTGCTAATTTTGAAGGTTGGTGGATTGTTGATTTAGATGAGCCAGAAAAATATAATTTTCAATTTTTATATAATATGGATGACATGTCTATAACTACAGAAGAAGATAGAACTGAAATTCCCACTTTTAGCAAATATCCTAAAGTTTCTTATGGAACTAGAAGAAACAAAAAAGGTACGTTATCAGGATTATTTATTCCTGAAGGATATGATGTTCGTGAACAACTAGAGTTATTAGACGAAATGTTAGCTAAACATAAAGTTTACTTATTAAAAGATGGCTACGGTAGAAAATATATGGTTGATGTACATGAACCTTCTGAAACTATATCAATGACGTTAAGAGGTGCTAGTACAATGAGCCTTAATTGGACAGAAGTAGGTGAATATATTGATTAATTCGAGTGAATTATTTAAATCTGCCCTACTCTCTCCTATCATAGAAATATATATAATGGTAGAACTGTACAGTAGAAATGGTGTTTTATTAGATTACATTACTGAACAAATTAATAGTGATAGCATTGGAGATATATCCGTTGACTCCAAAAGGGATATTAGAAGAATGTTTACTCTGACATTAGATAATAGAAACAGTAAATTCACATGGAATAAAGATAGATTAATATGGATTGATAATAAATTTATTAAGTTATATATAGGCTTAAAGCTTCCTACAGGGGAAATTGAATATATTCCTCAAGGTGTATTCATATTAACTGAACCACAAGCTACTCACAAGCCTGCCGAAAATACTGTTACTTTAAATGGACAGGACAGATGGTATCTTTTAAGTGGCAATTTTGGAAGGTTTACTCATGAAACAACTATTCCAAAGGGAACAACTATTAAAAATGCTATAAAAATAATTGCTGAAGGAGCAGAAATTACAGATATGATTCTTGATGAATGTGATATTACTGTCCCTTACGATTTAACTTATAACATAGGCTCTAACAGGGGTGAAGCTTTAAAAGAATTAGCTCAAAAAGCGTATACATTAGATAATTTATTCTATGACATCTATTTTGATGTTAATGGATATCTTAGGTTTGAAGCTTTTAAGGATGTATTATTAGAAGCTCCTGTATGGACTTACAAAATAGATGATAATACTTTATATGCAGGGAGTGTAAGAAAATTAAATGATAAAGAGTTATTTAATCATATTTTTGCTTGTGGGGGTTCTTCAAACACTGCCGAATTTAGTTCTACACTTATAATTGATGAAAATATACCTGCATGGATTGGACATCCCTACTCTATTCAAAAAATTGGTAATAGATTTTTTGCTTGGAATAATGGAAATCCTGATAGTGCTATAGATACTCAGTCTCAATGTGATGCTAGAGTTAAATATGAACTAAATAAAAATCTAAGATTCAGTGAAGAAGTTGAGCTTCATCTAGCTCCAAATTACTTACATGAAGGTAACGATGTAATTGAAATAATTGATGATGAAAATGGATGTAGCGGATATTATCAACTAAAGTCTTTTACCATACCTATTAAACCTAAATTAGTTACTGCTAATGCTGTTAAGGTAGTGAAGGGGTTGACTTGATGAATCAAGATAAGTTTATAGATATTATTGAGCAAATTACTGAAAAAATATTAGATAAAAAAGGTTTACTTACTCAAGAATGGCATTTAGGTACTATTGAAAGTGTAAATGGAGATAATTCTTTAAATGTATACATTGATGGTAGCTCTTATGTTACACCTAGTGTTCCCTGTAACCCACAATATGATTTTCAAACTGGTGATTCTGTTTGGGTTCAATATATAAACGGCAAGCAAAGCAATAAATTTATACCAAGTCGAAGAGCTATCGGAGATAAAAGAAGTGGTTCCAATAATGAAAGCACGGACAAAACTTATGTTCATATTCAAATATTACCTTCTGATGTATGGCTTATACAGCACAATTTAGCTAAGTTCCCTAGTGTTACTATTGTTGATAGTGCTGGAACTAAAGTTATGGGTGAAGTTGATTATATAGATGAAAATACTGTAAGACTTAGATTTAATGGTACTTTTTCTGGTAGAGCTTTTTTTAATTAAGGGGTGGATAGATGAAATGGTTGACTAATTTAGACTTAAGCCAAAATGAATTACAAAATGTAGCTATTCAAAGTTTAGCTACTGATCCAACAGGCATAAACAAACCTTTATTTTGGTTTAATACAACACAAAAAGTATATAAAGGTTTTAATGGAACAAAAGTTATAGTTTTTGGTGAAAAATTAACAGGTGAAGATATCGTAAATTTAATCAATGCAAGTGCTAGTAGAATTGACGATGATAATCTATCAACTAATGTTAATGACGCAATAAGCAAAAAGCATAAGCATGATAATCAAACTATTTTAGATGCAACTACAGCATCTTTTTTAAGTACTGAAAAAACTAAGTTAACTGGAATAGCCGCTGGTGCAGAAGTTAATCAAAATGCCTTTAGCAATATTAAAATTGGGGCTGTTACCATTGCTGCTGACAGTAAGACTGATACTTTAGAATTAATTGCAGGGACAGGTATTACCTTAACTCCTGATGAAACAAATGATAAGATTACTATAGGCGGTACTAATCAGTATATTTTGCCTGTTGCAACAAGCTCGGCTATTGGTGGGGTTAAATCCGGTACTGATATTACGGTTGATAGTAATGGTAATGTTAGTATTAATGAAAACAGTCACGATCATATAATAGCGAATGTTACTGGATTACAAGTAGCATTAGATGCTAAAGAGACTCCTTCTGGTGCCCAAAGTAAAGCTACTGCTGCTTTGAATAGTGCTAAATCTTACACTGATACAGCGGTTGCTAATATAGTTAATACCGCACCTGAAGCGTTAGATACATTACAAGAGCTAGCAGATGCTTTAGGAAATGATCCTAATTTCGCTACCACTGTTATGACCGAGGTTGGAAAAAAGGTTGATAAAGTATCCGGCAAGGGGTTAAGTACCAATGATTTAACCAATACTCTAAAATCTAATTATGATTCAGCTTATGCTAAATCTCATGAGCATCCTAATAAAACTGTAATAGATGGAATTACTGCAAATAAAGTTTCTAGTTGGGATACTGCTAATTCTCATATAAGTGATCCTGTTAAACATATCTCAGCTCAAGAAAGATTGAATTGGGATGCAAAAACTAATACTGTTTCAACGACAATTGGTGACGGCACTAAAACTGAATTTACAATAACACATAATTTAGGTACTACAGATGTAATTATCGGTTTTAAAGAAATTGCCACTAATGAAAGTGTAATGGCTGAAAGTTTTATCGTAGATGAAAATAGTATAAAGGTTATATTTGCTGTTGCTCCAACTACTAATCAATTTAGAGTTACAATTACTGGTACTGGAACTCAAATAGCAGTAGACGGAACGATAATTATAGACGGTGGTACTTTTTAAGGTGGTGACTTAATGAAAATATTTGGCAGAGAATTAAAATTCAATGATTATGACATATGGCACAAAGGGAATTTTAATCCTGATATTGATACACAAAATATACCTTTTATAGTAGGAACTCAAACCGCTACCACAAGTTTATGGACTGGTATAGCAAATAATATTGAAAGTTTAGTTGACGGTACAACAATAAGATATTGGCTACCCAGAACAAGTTCAAGCACATCTGTTACTTTAAATTTAACATTAAAAGGCGGAATAGAAACTGGTGCAATAAATTGTTATTATCAAGGTACTACAAGATTAACAACTCATTATCCGGCGGGGAGTTTGATATTACTAACATATGTGGTTGATCAATTAATTAATGGAACCTCCTATACTGGTTGGTGGGCTCATGGTCAATATTATAGTGATACTTATACTAGGACTTATTGGTCAAATACTATAACAGCAGGAGCAACTATTTATAGTTATAAAATTTTAATGCAGGCTTATGATGGTAGGTTTTATCCCTTAACATTAGAGACTGGTACCGGAATAACTAAAACTATAAGCACACAAGAGTTTGTAATTAATTGTCCTATACTATATTACAATACTACAACCACTGTAAGTACGGGAAGTACATTAACGAATGTATATTCTGAAATTCCTATGTCTTACTTAAATTATACTGCTAACCAAGCTTCATGGACATCACAAAGAAATATTTATTTGAAAGGCAAAATTAATTCTAATGGAAATTTTGTATTAGATAATACTTCTTACACGAGCTTCATGACACAAACATTGCCTACTACAGAAGACGGTTTTGTCTATATATTATTAGGATACATGTATTCAACTACGGCTATAAGATTGTTCCAATATCATCCTATATATGAATTTAAAGATGGTAGGCTAAAAGAATATGTAGCTGAACATACTCATAATAAATCAGATATAGGATTAAATAATGTAAATAATACGGCAGATAGTGAAAAAAACGTATTAAGTGCTACCAAATTAACAACTGCAAGAACAATAAATGGAGTTAGTTTTAATGGTACTCAAAATATAACAATTATTGATTCTACTAAAGAACCTATTATATCTTCTGGAACAGTTTCACAATTCTTTAGTGGTACAAAGACATGGAGAGATTTAGCGGTAGATGTAAGAGCAATTGTTTTAACAGGGTTATCTACTTCTACTAATGCTGCTATAACTGCCACAGATAGTATTTTAAGTGCATTAGGCAAACTTCAAAAGCAAATTACTGATCATTTAAATGATTCTGTTAAACATGTTACTACTACGGAAAGAACCAATTGGAATAGTGCCCAAAAAAATAGTGATATTACTAAAGCTGAAATTGAGGCTAAATTAACAGGAACTATTACTACACATAATCACACTGTAACAAAAGCAGATGTAGGGTTAGGAAATGTTACAAATGAAAGTAAAACTACTATGTTTACTTCTCCTACTTTTACAGGAACACCTACAGCTCCTACTCCCACTTCAGGAGATAACTCAACTAAAATAGCAACAACCGCTTATGTGCAAAGTGCTATGGCAAGTGCTGGAACCGGAGATATGCTTAAGTCTGTATATGACAAAGATAACGATGGAATAGTTGATGTTGCAAAATCATTAAGTGGAAATATAGATGGTGGAACATTTTAACAAATAAATTTTTAAAGAGCTTTTATAGCTCTTTTTATTATACAAAGAAACGAGGATTTTTTATGGATGCAAAAGAATATTATGAAAAATTGTTAGAGAAACAATTTGAATTTCTTAATGTAAATGAATATCATAAACAAGGATATAAAGGTAATGGTGTAACTATTTTGAATTCTGAAAGCTATCCTGGTAAAGATGATCACGGAGCTATGACTACTAAAGTTATAAATGATTATGCTCCTGAATCTACAGTAATAAATAGTAATATCGGAGGATCTACATCTGGAGATAAAGTAATCGAAACTTATGTTATTATAAACAGTAAGAAGATTGATATTGAGGAAGCAATAGACAGATATAATATAAAAATTATTACATCTTCTCATTCCAAAGGTAACAATGATGCTCGTAATAAATATATGAAAGAACTCCAAAAAAGAACAGGTATTATAATGTTTTCTTCCAGTGGAAATTATGCGGATGATGGTATAACTGGCACTTATACAAAAGACGATACCGCCATTGCAGTTGGTGCATTAGAATTCAATAAAAATGACGAAGTTGTAAGAACCTATTATAGTTCCATTGGCAAAGAGCTTGATTTTTCCTGTTTTATGGGACGAGGAAGTGGTACTTCTGCTGCATGTCCTGCATTAGCAAGCTTAGTAGCTTTGTTATTGAATAAATATGGGGACTTTAATCAACAGGAATGTGTTGAGATATTGAAAAGTCTATGTACTGATCTAGGTGATATTGGTAGAGATAACAGCTATGGGTACGGATTACCAATTTTACCATTGACAGATAGACTTGAAAAATTAGATGAATTAAGAAAGGAAAATATTATGAAATTTAACGATGTAAATGAGTATGACTGGTTTGCTAGAGCAGTTGATGAATGTGTAGAAAAAGGATTGATTCAAGGATATGAAGATAATACTTTTAAGCCAAACAATCCCATTACTAGAGCAGAATTAGCGGTTATTCTACAAAGATTATTAAGCAAAACGCAATAATTAGAACTACGGGAGGCTAAAGAATGGAAAATATAAACACAATAAAAGTTGGAATCTTAGGAAGTATTGGAGTAATTGGTGGCATTGTTGCTAATATATTTGGGGGATGGGATATGCTATTAAAAATTCTTGTAACACTTATGGCTTTAGATTATGTGACCGGATTAGTTGTTGCAGGAGTTTTTCATGCAAGTTCAAAATCTATTAATGGTGCTTTAGAATCAAAAGCAGGCTGGAAAGGTTTATGTAAAAAAGGTGTTACTTTAGTGATTGTCTTAGTTGCTGTTCAAGTTGACAAGCTTACAGGTTCACAACTAATAAGAGATGGTGTTGTAATTGCTTACGCAGTTAATGAAGCTATTTCTATTTTAGAAAATGCTGATGCAATGGGAGTTTGGGTTCCTGATGTATTAAAAACTGCTATAGGAGCTATACAGAAAAAATAATAAGGAGTGGTTATATTGATTAGACTTAAAAATCTTCCTTTAGACAATATTTATATTACAAGCAATTTTGGAATGAGAGATTTAAATAACATGTGGTGGCATAATGGTACTGATTTTAGAGCTTCTACTGGAACTCCAGTATATTCCATTGATAATGGTATTGTTAAAGTTGCTAAAAATAATCCTACAGGTTACGGCTTATATGTTGCCATTGATCATGGAGAATATGGCTCATTATATGCTCATTTAAGCAAATATGTTGTAACTGATGGACAATCTATTAAAGCAGGAGATTTAATTGGTTATAGTGGAAATACTGGATCATCAACAGCTCCACATTTGCATTTTGAAATAAGGTTAGGTGCTTATGATACCTTTTGGGATAGATGTAAGGCGGATTCTAATGTATTTATGAGATGTATTGACCCTGTGCCTTTTGTTAAAAAATTGCAATTTGAATTATCCTTGACAATTGAACAAGCTAAGAAGATAGTTCAAGAAAATATGGGTTATGATAATAACACAATGTCATTCTTATCTAATTTTTATAAATATAGTGATTCATTATTGATAAAGGCTGCAAGAGCTGTATTATAAAGGAGAGTATTTCTACTCTCCTATTTTCATCTTTATAGTTGTTTTCTTCCTTTGTTTATTAAGAAAATTATCTAAAGGATTAAAAGTATTGTTATGTTCCTTCAGATCAGTTATAAGTAAATTTACATATATTTGTGTTTCTTCCAAGCTTGCGTGACCTAATAGATGTTGTAAATCTACTATATTTCCACCATTTTTCACATAATCAGTAGCGAATTTATGGCGAAATCTATGTATACCTTCTACGTCTACACCTTTTCTTTGATTATATCTTGTTATAGCTCCTCTTATTCCGTCTGTAGTAAATTGATTTCCATATTTATCTGGAAACAAATAATCCTCTGGATTACCTTCTCTATAAAATAGATACTCTTGTAATATTTCTTTAAGCTTGAGACTCATAGGGATGTACATTTGTTTTTTATTCTTTAATACCTTAAGAATAATTAAATTATTATCAAAATCCAAATCCTCTATCTTTATATTGATTAACGTTCTTTTCCTTACACCTGTACTATATATAAAGTTTTCCATAACCCATGTTCTATAATGAGCAAAGCTACAATTTTTCATATTTGGTTTATCTAATAATTTTCTTAATTGTTCGGCAGTATAAGTTTCATAGAGCTTTTCTTCATTTTGTACATATGATGCATTAATTTTATCGCACCATCCATGTTCATAAAAATAGTTAATTATAGACATCAATGTAGAAATTTTTTCATTAATCGTAGATGCAATATTCTTTCTATTATTTAAATATTTCTTGTAATTATCAATTAAATCAGAATTTAATTGGTGGCAATAAGTAACATCCGAATTTTGCAAGCTTTGTATAAATTGATCAAATGCTATTTTTTTATTTTTAATTGTATACTCAGACAATTGATTAATCTCACATCTGTTTAGATACCTTTGAAAACCATCTTTTAAAGTAACATTTTTCCCTTTTTCATTGAAATTTTTGAACATACTTTACTCCTTTTTCAAGTTATTTCAAGTCTGTTCTAAGTCTATCAACGTTTACTTAAAGGTTTAATATTTTTGTTACTTTAGTTTAGTATTTATGTCACTGTACTTCTTGATGATATGTAATTCTTGTTGAAATTCCAATTATTCTGCTATAACAACCTGATTACTACTGTCCGTCTCCTCCAGCTGTACGCTGATTCTTTCTGTCCTGG